TCATTTCGTCGGCGTAACCTTCGCGCCGCGCCGCCTGCGGATGTACTGCTCGGTCATGCCCACGGTGGTGTGCCCAAGCTGGTCTCTCGTCTCTCGAATGCTCCCTGTCGACTCTTCTTTGTCTGTCGCCGCCTTGGCGCGCAGATCCCTCATCTGAAAGGCCGCCTTGGGTATTCCGGCCGCCGCCCGCGCGTCATCAAAACGCTTGCGAAGCATGCTCACGGTCATCGGCTGACCGTCCTCCATCACTACAAGTCGGGTTGATCTGACCTTGTAGCCTGTCTTCCTGGCCGCTATGCGGTCGATGACCACCTTCAGCTCCCCAATCACTTCAATCCGTCGTTTCGCCTTGGTCTTGTTCTGAGCCACCGCAAGCTGTCCATCCTTGATGTGCCGTTCGTCCATTTTCAGCGTGTCAGCAATTCGCTGGGCCGTGAGGTAGAAAAGGTCCAGGGCGTCCTTCAATGGCTGGTCGGCCTTTTCGTACACTGCGCCGAACATCTCGTCCTCAATGTAGACGTCGCGACCTGTCTCTTTGTGGCCCTTCACCCCTGCGCACGGGTTTGCAAGCGCCGTGTAGCCGCTCTCACGGGCGAAGTTCCAGATGGAACTGAGCAGGGCCTTTTCCCGGTTTGCGCGCACTGGAGCCTCTTTGCCGCGATCCCTAAGGTACTGGCGCACGTGCTGCGGCTCGATTTCGTCCAGCGGGGCAGGCGGGTCATTGAAGAACTTGAGCAGGTTTTTGAGTTCCCGCTTGTTGTCCTTTTGGGTGGCTGCCGACTTGGTTGGGACCACCTCGTCCATGTAAAGGCCGGCCACGTAGGCAAAAGTAAGCACCGACTGGGCCAGGGAGGATGCCGTCCTGGTCTGCTCAAGCTTGGCGTACTCCATGATGGCGAGGCCGTAGTCGGTCCCCAGCGAGATCTCCTTGCGAGGCCTGCCGCCGGTGTCGTAGAGGTAGTAGATCTTGTCACCCCGCTTGCGCAGACGCAGGCGGGGGATGCTTCCGGGGTTGGTTGGTTTTCTGCCCATCATCCCGCCTTACGTGGTTGCCACTTGGCGCGCTGTTGCGGCAACTCGACTTTGCCGGCGATCAGGGCTGCGGTAGTGACACATGGCCATCCATTGCGCTTGATGGTGTGCCTGATTCCGTTTCGGCACAAGACCTGGACCTGGCCGGCCTTCGTTTTGGCGCCGGTCAGCTCGCACACCTCTTCATGACTCAAAAACTCGATGGCGCTCATGGGCGTCTCCATCCGCCCTATGGCGGCAGAAGGGGTTATTCGGTGGCTTTGGCTATCGTGGCTTCGAAGCGCGCGGCCAGGGTGGCGTTGACCCCGGCCTTCGCCGTGCTGTCGGCGGTGCCCTTGGCACGGTGCAGGGATTCGTACCGGCGCAGGGTGGTGGCCGCCTCTTGCAGGTCGGCAAGCAGTTCAGGTGCGGCGGTCATCAGCTGCGCATTCTTCTCTCGCTCGCCGTCTGCCATGAAGTCGGCGCCGGTGGCCATTCCGATCTGTACCTGGCTACTGCCATTACTAAAATGCTGAAGCGGGCCGCCGTAGATGACGCCAAAGCGTTGTAGGCTCCACGGGCCTGGCGTGTGCTTGATTTTGGACATAGCGATACCTCGCCCGCCGAACCCCGGCAGGCAGTAGAGAGTGAGTGAGGGGTGTTATTCGCTGTCGAGCGGAACGGGGATGGCCTGGGCGCGCCATTCGGGGTAGCTACCCCATTCCTGGCAGGCCGGCGGCTCGACCTTGCTCTTGTGGCCGCCGTGCCAGTAGTAGCCGGAGTGCTTGGTGGTGCCGCAGACCTCGCATTGCTGCCAGCGGCCGTATCCCGGGGCGCTGCGCGGGCGGTAGTTGTGCGGGCTCATACAGCGTTGTTTCCGACCATGACCTTTGCGGCCAGGGCCACCGCCTTGGTCTCCGCAAGCCACCGGTCAACTGCCGCTTGGGCAACCTCTTTGGTGCTGAACATATGGGGCTGCACTCGAACGCCGCCAAGCTTCACGTCCACCCACCAGAAGCCGTGCTGCCGGTAGGGGCCTTTGAGGACTTGGGTCATGGGATCAACTCCTTGGGCACCCGAACGGTGTCGCCCAGCTTTGCAGCAACGATGGCCCGGCAGGCGGCCACCAGCGCGCTGGTTTCGTGGTGGGCGATAGCGCGGCGGCCGGTTACACCCTTTGTCCAGGTGCAGGCCGACCAGCTATTCGATGGCCCCCACCCGGCGTTGGGGCCGCCATGGCGATGCACGCTGGCCAGCGGCGAACTGACAGTGAGCTGGTGCTTATCGATTAGCGGCCCACCGACCTCCCAGTTAGTCGATGGCGAGTACTTAAAGCCGTTCGGCTTGTACACCCGCCATCCCGTTCCGTACTGAGGTGCGGCAATCGAGACCTTCACCGCTTCGACCTGGGCCACAGCCCAGTCCAGCGCCGGGCCGGACAGTGTGGCGACATTCACTTCGATCAGTTCGGTCATCAACATTCGCTCCAGTTCATGGCCTGGATGTATTCGCACGGGACCATCAGGTGGTCGGGTGGCACTGTGCTTTCGGTCTTGGTATCGCCGAAATACGCAATGACGGCCTGGGCGCGCTCAAGCGCAAGCTGGGCATGGCGGATTTGCCAGGACTTGCGCTGCTTGTACGAGCGCAGCGCCAGGGCCTTGTCGGTATAGGCGAACCGACGGCCATGCTCGCCGCCATCCTTCAGCACGCGCTTGCGGTACTGCTTCAGCACAGACTCGCGTTGCGAGCCACGGAACAGGTTGTCGTAGAATTCATCCACGATGTACCAGCATTGCTCGGTCTCTCCGACAACCACATATTTTTTGCAGGAAACTTCGAGGCCCTTCGGGTCCAGTTCATCTACGTAGCGGAAGTGGTCCGGGCCTAGCTTTTGTTGTTCCATGGGCAATACCTCGCCATACCGCTACAGCGGCTGACTTTGATAGATGGGGGAGGGTTAGAGGTTGGGGTTGAGGCGCTTGAACTCGTCGTCGTACTCGTTCCAGCCTCTAGCCAGAACAGCAGACTCATAAGCACGGTATCCAATAAAATTGGCTGCACTTTTCCGCTCCGGCAGCACCACCGACGCCTGGGCGGGCGGCTGGCGGTACAGCGGCGCGTTGTAAAATGGTTGCTTCTTGCCTGCAACAAGTATCGAAGCAACACCGCCTGATTCCATTCGTTGCATTTCATTTGTGTCATACCAGGCCACCGGCTGAGGCGGATGCACCGTGCCGCCGCCCTTGGTGCAGGTGTTCGGCTGGGCCAGCAGGGCGCTTATCTCGCCGTACTGCTCGCTGCTCAGCGTGAACCTGCAGCCTTGTGAAATGCGTTCCAGCAGCTCACGCGGCACGCTAATCATGTCGTTGCTCATTACTCGCATCTTAGTGCCTCCTCAAAAGCCCACGCAGCTGCATCTACTCGGCGACCACTGAGACGAAATAGTTCGTCCCAGTCATGCACAGCATTCCAGGAGGCTTCAGAACGGCCCAGGCTGATCCACATGCTCTTAATGGCGGCCATGAATTTTTCTCGCTCGCTCACGATCCCACCTCCGGGCTGACCTGAGCCGCTTCCTTCGCCTTCAGATCCAACATCACCTGGCGGAACTCTTCCAGCGCTTGCTCAACGTCGCGATGCCCAGGATGGGCAGTGGCCTGGGCCAGCAGTTCAGCCAATTCGCGGGAGATGGTGACTTGGTTGTTTTTCATGGTTTTGCCTCGGGGGTGGGGTTGATCGGGTTGCCGGAGGCCGAGGGACTGGCATGGCACTTGGGACACGACGGCTTGCCTCCGGCCCCGTAGAGCTCTTCAGGGGTGTAGTCGCCACTTGCGAGCAGGGCCTTCTCTTCAGCCGTCTGAGCGCAGCAGGTAGTGCTGACTTTGGTCAGTTGGCTGGGCTGGTACTCGCGGCGTAGCCAGATTGGTAGCCATTGCCATGCGGACGAAATGAAATCCTTAGCCTTGGCCCGCTCAGATTGCAGCTCATCAATCCGCTGATCCGCCTCGTTCAGGCGCTGCTGAAGTGCGGCCTCGCGCGCCTGGCCCCGCTTCAGGCCAAGCGCGTAGCTCGCATCCTGGAAGGCCATCACCTGCTCGTTGTTGGGCTCGTCGATGGCGATGAACTCGGCGTGTGCCCGGTCGATTTCCGCCTGGTCGTCAGGAGAGAGTACGGTGGTACAGGGCTGCGCGGGCGGCGCACCGGACATTCGCGCCTCGATCATCGCCCAGGCCGGCTCGTACTCGGGCCAGTCGCTTTCGATCACAAGGTAGCGTCGAGCTGGGCGACCGTTGCGGAAGATCAATTTGTGCAGATCAGCGCTCAAATGGAGGAACCTGCCAACCAGGCTGACGTACTCACACTCTTTTAGGTCCTTGCGCTTGATGACGATGTAGCGGTCTTCACGTTGGAAAGTCATCTATCTGTCCTCTGCGCCTGCCGCAGCAGGCTGTGATAGGGGGGGGTGGAGTACAAATGTTCTCTTGTGGTGGAAAAACCCCAAGTGGAAGGAATCTGCGCTCCAGAATTAAATGCACCCATAGGGAGGAGGTCCTTCGATCTCCCGCTTTTGGAGTGCGATTTCATATGGAAAAGATCAAGCAAGCTGCGGAGTTGGCAATGATTGCTTTGCGTATTGCGGAGGCGCTCATCCGTATGGGCTGGATAAATCGCTGAGTTGCGCCTGGATCCGCAGCCCGAGCCAGCGCACAACCGACACAGCCTTGCTATTGCCGATCGCCTTGTATCGAGGGCCGTCCGGGCAAAGATTCGCCGGCCGACCGCGCCATGGGATTTGGGTGTAGTTGTCGGGGAAGCCCTGGAGACGTTCGCATTCGTGGGGGGTTAGCCGCCTAACCATCGATGGGGTGGCTAGGTAGTTTTGTTGCTGGGCGCCGGACTCAGCGGCGAGCGCCCCAACGATCTGGCCATCGCCTCCGATGTGACGAACCTCGCTGCGGCTGTTCTGGGTGAAAGCCAGCACTGCATTCTCTTGGCCGCTATTGCGGCCCAGCGCAAATGCCATATCTGATATGCAGGGATCTTGTGTCCCATGAACCACAAGAAGGCCTGATTCAGCGTCTTGCTGGGTGGCGCTGCCCGCGGCCTTTCCTGATGCCTGGAGTGTTCCAGCCACAATCAAGAGGCTTTCCCGGCTCTCGTGGTCGCCATATGGGTTGGTCGTCAGCGGCGCGGTGACAAGGTGGCCAGCCATCGCGTGGTCGACGTCGCTGCCGCCATCAGTGCTACGTAGGGTGCCAGCCGGCTGCAGCAGGAATGTCTCGCTTTCGATGTCCAGCCGGCTGTCCTTGGCCGTCAGTGTGGCGCTGCGCTCTATCGACCCGCCCAGGCTGTGCCCGCCATATGCAGGCACACCAGCTGTCACGTTGACGCCTGGCCCTTCATCGCCTTCGCAGCCTGGACAGCCATAGGCTCCAAGCTCGTCAGGGTAGAGGTGTCCGCATCCGCACTGGAGCGCAGGGCCGAATGGAGCGTGCCCGGTAACGTCTTGCCCCTGGCCTCGGCGCGGCGCAGTATCCCGGCGCACGCCTTCGCGCTCAAAAAGTACTGCGGTGGGATCGAACCCGTCTCGAGCACTTGCGACAACGAACACACGGCGGCGTCGTTGGGCCAGGCCGAAATATTGGGCGTCAAGAATCCTCCACGCGATTGTTCTTTTGGGTCCATACACACAACCAGCGTCCTGCCACCTTTTCCCTGGAGGCTGCAGCTCGCAGTCTTCCCCAGCAAGCGCGCCAAGAAAGCATCCGAAGGCGTTGCCTTTGTCGGAGAGGACACCAGGGACATTTTCCCAGACGATGACGGCCTCGGGGTCGCCTCGACGGGCGCGAACATGGTCAATTGCATCAGCGAGCTCCACGTATTTGATGGTCAGGGCGCCGCGGGGATCGGCCAGGCCCTCGCGCATCCCGGCGACCGAGAAGGCCTGGCATGGCGTGCCGCCCACCAGCACCGCCGGGGCGGCGATCTTGCCGGCCAGCACTTGGGCAGCCAGGCGAGTCATGTCGCCGAGGTTCGGCGTGTTCGGGTAGTGATGGGCCAGCACGGCCGACGGAAATGGTTCGATCTCCGCGTACCAGGCTGCCCGCATGCCCAGCGGATGCCAGGCCACGGTTGCAGCCTCGATGCCGCTGCACACGCTGCCGTAGTCGATGGTTTGCATGAATACTCCAGACAGCCGCCCGCCTGCCGATGGCTGGCCGAGGTGGCGATATAGGGGAGGGTGGGGTTAGGCGGCTGCGGTGTTGTCGGCAGCGGGATTGGGCGTGTAGGTCAGCGTGCCGTCGAGGATGGCAGCCTTGATCGCTTCGAACTCCCAGGCGTAGTACTGGGACTCGACGTAGACCCGCAGCTCGGGGTAGTCATGCTGCTTGCGGCGGATGAAGGCATCGGCCGCTTCCTTGGTGAAGTGACTGTTCACTATCTCCCAGCGCTTGTTCCAGCCGGTGACCGTGTGGTCGTCGAGCTCGGCCAGGACCTCCCATTGATCATCGGTATCAAGCTCCAGAAAATCGCACTCGTTTCTAGCCTGAACCATCCGATTGAGTTCTTCCTGCTCGTCCTCATCGAGATCTGCCCAGTATTCCTCAGGGCTGAACCAGCTGTTTTCTTCTAGGCAGACCACCAGGCCTTCGGCGTAGTCAGCCTCATAGCCGTAGTCGATTCGCTTCTGCTGCACAGTGAACAGCGCGCAGGACGTGTGGTGCCACTTTACGCCCTGGCCGTTGCAGTGGTGGCGAAGGCGGCCGACGAAGTCCTGCCAGGTGTCTGCGGCCATCGGGTGGCCGGTTGCCAGGCTCGGGCTGGCTTCGGTATCGCTCATGGCAATCTCCATTGCATGCGCCGCCGCCCGGGCGGCGCTTTTGTTGGCTTAGGCTGAGGCGCGCTTGAGCTGGTCTTTCAGCTGCGTTGGCAGGCCGCGAAGGGTGAGGGTGTCGCCGGCCTGGTCGAACTCAACCTTGATGCCCAGCAGGTGGGACTCGAAGCTGATCGACAGGCCCTCGGCGCGGCCGGTGAAGCGGCGGAATTGGTTGATGGTGCGCTTGTCGATGGGCAGCTCGGGCGACAGCCCGTAGGCCGCGGCGCGGGCGAAATTGGCGAAGGCCTTGGGGTTGTCTTCGTCGATCACCTCGGACAGCTCGTCGAGGGTCGCCAGGCCGCCGATCTTGGTCTGGGTGGTGGCGTAGTCCAGCAGGGTGAGGGTCTTCTCGCGGGTCGCCTGGGCGTCCAGGTCTTCCGCTTCAACGAAGTCGGTGAAGGCCTTGAGCAGGGTGCGAGTCTCGCCGGGGCCGTCGACGCCTTCCTGACAGCCGATGAAGTCGCGGAAATACTCGGCGCTCTTCCGGCCATTCTTGCCCTTGATGAACGAGATGTACTGCCGCGACTTGGCGTTGTTCTGCCACTCGGTCAGGTTGATGCGCGCGGCCAGGGTGACGGTGCTGGCGTCCAGGCTGCGAGTGCTGATCATGCGCAGTTGATCGTCCACGGACACCGTCTCGACCTGCTGCAGCACCGCGATGGTGAGGTAGTCGGTCATGCACTGCTGGTACTGGGCGAACAGCACGTGACCGCCGGTGCTGAGGTTCGATTCTTCGAGCAGCTTGCACAGGTGCTCGGTGGCCTCACGGGAGAACGCGAGGAAGGTTTGGCCGCCGGCCAGGCACTGGGCCAGCCAGCCGCAGAGTGGATGCGCGCCGGATTCGGGGTGGAAAAGCCCCCACCCCTTGCCCTGCTTGGCGTTGTACGCGTCGTTGAAGTCCTGCAGCAGCGTCTCGCAGGCCTGTGACTCTGGCAGCAGCTGGTCGGCCAGGCGAAGGATCGCCGGGCTACCGTCCGGCTTTTTGTCGATCTGGTGGATGATCATGTGGCGGATTGGCATAGCGGTTACCTCGGGTAGGCGCCGCCCTCCGCTTACTCGGTGGGTGGCTTTATTTGGCGTTTTGTTGGGCAGCGTGTAACATCGCGGCCATTACAGAGCCTGCCCATGGGGCGATCTCTAACGAGCACGGAGTAACGGTTGACGTAAAAGAAAAGTTCTTCCGCGGTTTGGCTATTGCATCGGACCTAATCACAGTAGGCGGGAGTGCGCTTGCACTGGCATCTCCTTTTTTCACCGAAATTGATCCGGGGGTTGTACTGATGAGCACAGCAGCAGCATTTGAATTTGGTGGGGCGGTTCTGGGAACGTTCGATATTCAAATTGTGAAGAACTAGACAAGTAACGTTGGCTTCCGGACAGCACCGCAGGGGGTTCAACTCCCCCCGTTCCCACTCAATTCTTACCTCGGCGATACCACTTCATCGCCGGGGTCCTGCTGAATCATCAGCATGCTTCGGCGGCTGAACTCCAGCGCCACAGATTGCGAGACCTCGTATCTGTGGCGCGGCGGTTCTAACAGCGGCAGCGCACCTCCCGGTCCCAGCGCATGCAAGTGATGAATCATCAGCGTCATCGCCTCGCCCTGTTCCTCGATGCCGGCCCAGGCCATCAGTTCAGCCAGGGCCTGCTTGGTGCCCGGGCGCACCTTCAGCCTCAGATCCTCTTCCTGTAGCGCTGCTGCCTTGGCGTGGCGGCGTTCGTCACGCTGCTGCTGAGTCAGTGCCATGCTGGTCTCCATTGCGCACGAAGGTGGTGCCCGGGCCGTACTCCATCAGATCGCAGACCCGGTTGATGATGCGCAGCGCAGCGTCGAACACCTCGGCGTCGTCGGGCTCGCGGGCCAGGCGCCGCATGTTCGGCTGGTGCTCCAGGCAGACCTTGTCCACCAGGCGGTGGGCCAGGGCGCGGAGCTCGTCAGCGCTGTCATGGAAGCGCAGGCTCAGCGCGAACGCCACTGCCACATCCTCAGGCCGGTACTGGCCGCCGCTTCGGGTGTTGTAGAGCTTTTTCACCGACCGCATCCACGACGGAAGGGTCACGACTCCAGATGCTGTCTTTTGCATGTTGGTCTTCCTGCAGCCCACTGGGCGGTAAGTAGAGTTGGTCTTGCCGGCGGCGCTGGCGCACTCGGGCGCTCACGCGGCGCATCGGCGGGGTTTCCTCGACGGATAGGAAATTTCGTACATCGTCAGCAGCCGGGTAAGGACGGTGCCGGAGATACCCATCTGCTTGGCGGCGGCGTGCCGGCTCAGACCGACATCGCGCAGGGCCTTGAGACGCTCGCACATCCTGGCGTCAGCCTCAGGGTCGAGGTAGGTGCGTTCACCGCGGCCCAGGCGCGGGTCAGGCTGGAACGAGAACCCGCCAGCCTTGGCGATCCGGTACAACGTGGGCTGCGAAAGACCAGAGGCGGCGATGGCCTGGGCGTAGGTCATGGTGGCAGCCAAGCTGCGGACCAGGTCCTCCTGTGCCTGGCGAGCCTCTATTGAGGCCCTGGTGCGGGCGTACTCGGCCTGGGCGCGGGCCTGGCGCTGCAACTTCAGCTCGCTGGGCTGGCCGGGAATGGCCGGCGGGCGCGGGACGTAGTTGGCGGCGGCCGACTCGTTGATTTGGCCGCCCCGGGCGAAGAACTCGGCCTTGGCCGCTTCGATCTCCGCCATCCGGGCGCTGTAGGTTTGGGGGCTGTGTTCGCTCATGCAGATTTCTCCAATGGCGTCAGTTCAGCTTTGCGTTTGTCCTTGGCCGCCACCACTTGGGCGACCAGGTCGTCAAACCCAATGGCGATTGCCTTGGCGGCATTGAAGGCTGACTGCAGGCCGGCCATATCCGGCGCCGAGGCGATATCGGCAATCGCGTCAACCAACAACTCTTTGGCCCGCGCTTCAGGACTGACTCCCGAGTTGAGCCAGGCCAGCAGCTTGCGCCCGGTGTCTTCGGTGATGAGCTCGGGAGCGGTGAACAGCTTCGTCCGGTCCTTGCTCGCCAGCGCGGTGTGGGCGTCATGGGTGATATCCAGCACCACCGTGAACTCGTAGTCGGTGCCGTCGCGCTGCTCGGATTTCATACCGAGCTTCACGATCTTCTTGCCCTCGCCCTGGACTGTTTCGGTCTTGCTACGCATCGTGCAGATGACGTGCAGCGTGCTGGTGAGGATCTTGTTGGTGAGTTGCCGGTGCCGCGGCGTGGTCTCGTTCCAGGCAGCCCAGGTGTTGCCTCGGAATTTCTGGTGAGCCAGCGCCTCGTTGGCCTCCAGGCAGCCGCCCGGGCCCGTCCATTCGTGCGAGTAGCTGTCGATGATCAGCACGTTGTACCCGGCCGCCTCGGCAGCGGCGATCGCCTCGACGTAGCGCTCGGGCGAGAAGGGGGCTTGCAACTCCAGCACGTCGAAGTCGGCGATGTCGGAGTAGAGCGAGGCGCTGCCCTGCTCGGTGTCTATTACCGCGATCCGGCCGCCCAGGCCCTTGGCCATGAGCAGGGCGGAGAAGGTTTTGCCAGAGCCTGATGGGCCTGCAAGTGCCAGCCGTAGCTTGGCCTGCTTGCGTTCGGCTTTCTTGAACATGGAGGTGTCCTCAGTTCGGTTGGTTGTCCCATGCCCGCTCAATCTTGCGGGCTTCGTCTTCGTACTCTTTGCGCTCATCGCCGGTGAATTGCTCAGGCGAGAATGCGCCGACCTGCATCCAGTCGAGCTGGGCGGCCAGGCGTGGCGTCGCGTTCATGGCGACCTCAGTAGGTGATTGCGATGGCGGGAATCTTGCGCTGGGCGATCAGGGTGACGGCCTGCTTTGCGCAGGCTTCTGGCATGCCGCCGGCGACGAACGCGTCCAGGGCTGCGCGATTGATATTGCGGCGGTGGGCTTCGTCGCGCTCGCGAGCCTGCTGCTGTCGCACAAGCTCGTCGGCTGCGGCTTGCTGGCGGCGCTGCTCGTCCAGGCGGGCCTGCTCGGCGGCGCGTTCGGCATTCTTCTCGGCTTCGATCCGGGCGATTTCCGCTGCCTGAATAGCTGCCAGTCTGTCTGCTTCCGCCTGGGCCGCTTGGCGTTCGGCCTGCTCAGCCTGGAGTTTGAGTTGCAGGCGCTGGTTCTCGGCTTCGCGCTCCTTGGCGGCGGCCTGATCCAATAGCTCTTGCTCACGCTTGGCGGCAGCCTCACGCTCAGCCTGCTGCTCACGGGCGACGCGTTGGCGCTCTTGCTCTACCGCGGCTTCCTGCGCCTTGCGAATGCGATCTTGTTCGGCGCGATCCTCGGCCTCGCGGCGTAGCCTTGCCAACTCGGCCTGTTCAGCTTCATGTACCTGACGAGCCTTCAGATGGCCGCGCAGAGCCAGCAAACATTGGTCTTTGGTCTGAGCTGCGTCGGCCAGAAACTCTTCCCAAGAGGAGTCTATGACCCTCGCTTCCATCTCATCGATGGCCGCTTGGATTTGTGCAGAATCCAGTAATCCGGTCGACTCGACGACATCCTTCATCGCCTGGATCGCGTCGACGTGCCGGTCTTTGCGCGCCGTTTCCGCCGCCTCCCAGTCGGTCAGGGGTTTTCGAACTTCTTCCTGCCAGGCCGTCAGCAGCTCACGCACCCGTTTCCGCTCCGCGTCGATCTTCTTCGGCACATCCTTCAGTTCAGCCACAAGATCCTTGCCAAGGGTATCGAGCTTCGTTTTTGACCCGGCCAAGTCGTAGGCGATGGACCGGTAAGCCGCCTGACCCTTCTTGGTTTTTACGTCAGGGGCAGACGCGAGGAACTTGTCGATATCGTCCCGCACGATCTGCAGGTATGGATCAAGCCCGTTCGGGGTGCTGAATACCGTCAGGGCAACGTCTTTGGCTGGCAAGATGGCCAGTTCAGTTTGTGCGGACACGGCACTATCCTCGCGCTCCATGCTGGGCGCCTTGGTGGTTGGGGTGGTGGGTGGGCAGACAATTTCCATCTGGAGCATTGCGGCGCGGATCCGGGCAGGCCGGCCCGCCAGGTGGCGAGTACGCGCGGCGGCGTACTGCTGGGCGATCTCCTCGTTCGCAGCTTCGTCGAACCAGTTATCGCCCTTCGCGCCACCAACGTTCTCCATCCGCCGATCCTGCTCCATCGCCTGGAGCGTGTCGGCGTACTGTCCAATCTGGGACATGGCGAATCTCCAGGCCGCTGTGGCGGCTGGTGTGTGGCAGGCAGGGTTATTTGACGCGGTAGGCGTAGCAGAACCAGACGAGAGCGATCATGGCGCGAGTCCAGGTTGGTCGAGGCCCAGGAAGCGGGCGTCTATGTGGCGGATGCGTTCGCAGTACTGCTTGAACTCGGCGCTGTCGATGGCCCTGAGTTCGTGGCTGACGTTCGCGGCTGTATAGGCGGCGTTGGAATACACCAGGTGCAGATCAGGCTTTGCCGCAGCTAGCGTTTTGATCGCGGTGTCGATCAGGCAGACGGCCTTGTCGTGCGTGTTCATTGCGACGACCTCAACACGCGGTCGTCCAGAACCTTCGCCAGCTCGCAGGCGGCCTGATGCGTGAAGCGGAAGCCCTTCACCTTGCCAGTGGCGCTGTCGGTGACGTGGTACGCCTTGCCCACCGGGATGACCTTGTGCCGGCAGGGCGCAACCGGGAAGGCGATGCCGACCAGCTCGTAGAACTCGGCCGTGGCCAGCCGGGTGCGTTCGCGCAGCACCGCGAGCACTTCGCGGCGGCTTTGGATGCTTGGGTGCATGATCGCCTCCAGGGCGTGGACCGCATTGGTCAGATACCAGGCGCGGGTGACCAAACCCACCGTGAATGGTGGCCTGGCACCTGCCGATGCGGTCGAGGGTGGGTTATTCGGTGGGCGGTGCGGGGAGGGGGCACCAGTGCGTCGTTTCGGGCCGCTGCAGATGCCCTGGGCCGTCAGCACAGGTTTCAACGTGCTGGCAGGATTCTTCAGCCTCGTACCAGGTGCCCTCGTCGGGGCTCCCTTCCCAAGCATCCAGTTCAGCGGCAAAGCAGTCCCAGTTCGGCCACTTGCGCCACACGACCACAACCTGGCCGGATGACGGCAGTCGGTCGCTGCACTTGATCCAGCCGCTCATGACTCTTCTGCGCCAATAGCTTTTTCGAGAAGGTCGCGGTAAGCATCAACACGACCTTTCAGACCTGGCACTGCGTCGGATGCGCCTCGCAGAATCTCTTCCGCATCCTTGAGGGCCAGCCAAAGTTGAGGTGCAACAGCAATCAAATTGGCGTTGCCTTCGTGACGGTTCACGTGATCTCCGGACATGCTCGTCAGGCGGATAACCGACATAGTGCACACGTCCCGATCATCACCAGACATGACAATCAATTTGCCATTTTCCGGACCCTCAACGCGCCAAGGCGGAGGCGAAAAAAAAGTGAAGTTCATTCGCTGGTTCCTCATAACCGCACTGGCTCAGGCGCCAGACGCAGGTGGTCAAACGCGGCGTGAATAGCCTGCCGGGCACCTGGCCGGTACGGTTGTTGGTAGGGGGTGGGGAGGGTGATGCAGATGGCCACTGATGAACTCGTGGCATCAAGACGGTTTTCGCGGAAGACCCGCTAAGAGCTGCTCGCCACTGCCGGGGCGGACCCAATCATCACTAGGATCATGTTCATCTGCATCGGTAGAGCGTCTCGCCGGTAACGACATTTGATCCGGACGATTCGAGGCGCTCTACCGATGCAGTCTCTTTCGAGGTGGTCGGGCCAGATCACGCACCAGATCGTCGAGCCACACAGGCTTATCCGCAACAGCGGCACCCACATGGTCGTGTCAGCTGGCCGGCGCTACAACCATGAAAGGATTGCCGTGGCGCTCTGGCTGGTTCCGTTTCCCACGGTTTCCTTGGGTAATGCCAGGTGGGCGGTTATAGGCCGCAGTTTCGTCCGGCATCGATAACCCCTCTCGCGACGGTGGCTGCCGTCCAACTATCGTTGTGCGAAAGGGGTTATCGATGGGCTCTCGGGGAGGAGAGCCTGGGATCGTTCGGTATTGATGACCCTGTCACCCAAGGTCATCGAGGAAATCGGCTCAGGCTCATGGCAGCCGACGTGCCATCGCAAGGCGCTGATGAAGACGGGAGCGGTGGTACTTGAAAGCGCTGATCTGCTCAGCCTTTGCAGGGCCCCAGCCAGCTCCTTCCCGGCACTCAGCCATGAAACCCAGGATGTTGGTCGCCACACCGCGAGCGCGACGCGCCTTGAACTGTTCCATCGATTCGCCTTCGGCGCGGAGCTGGTTTTGATTGCGCATTTGTCTGCCCTCCAGGGCGGTTGATTTCCCGTCAGCCCCTCGTGAGAAGGGCTGCCAGTGAAATCTGGTCTTGCTGGCCGGCGTTACTCGCCACCTCCGGCTGGGCTGAACGCAACATCCGTTCGTTTCCGCCCCATGCGCGTCGCCGCGGTTTCCCCACCTGGCCGGCGTCACACATTTCGTGATCGATGATCTTCCGGCTGGCTTGCATGGTTTGGCGTCCTCCCATGTGGGGAGTCCGGCAGCTTCCAGAGGCTGCATGGGCGGCGGTTTAGCTCAATCTCCACCCAGGTAAGGGCCTGGGTACGTCGCGGGGGTCACGTCAGGTTGTGTAAAGAGCGGTTCGATCTGCCGTGGCGTCTCGATGGAGAAAAGATAAGCCAATGCCTAATTTATGCCAATAGGCATTAGCTAATTATTTTCGCAATGGCACAAAAAATCCCGCTCGGTGGCGGGATCTCTACGGAGGCGGGGCAATGCGTGGTGAGTATGGCGTAGCTCGTATCACCAAAGATTCAGCAGGTTTCAGGTGGTGGGTCCTGCGGGAGCGGGGAGGGTAGAACCGGCAAGCCGGCGCGGGGCCATGTATGGAACTGGAGGTGGAGAAGAAATAGGTGGCTTTACGGGCCCCAAAAAACCGCTCAGTGGCGGGCTTTAGTAGTTGGTCCTATTGAGCCATGATTGCTTTGTATTGTTTCTGATATTCGTCGTATGGCAGGTTTTGGTCAGTCAGCTTCTGAATCTGGAGCTTCTTGTACTCATCTTTCGAGAGGGGCGCGTCAGGCGCAGGCATTGGCGCCGTGGTCATCTGCATAGACCCGACAGCGGCGTTCGAGTTGAACGATTCAGGGATTGTCGGGACGGTAGCGACTATACCGCCCCGCATTTCAAACGATACGGTGCGAGAGGCTCCAGTGAATCCGTTGGCATGTGTCCAGATCCACATCTCCGAATCCCCTCGTGACACGACAGAATACGGGCGCCCCATTAGGTCTGTGACCTGCTGCTCGGTCATGCCGATCTGGACGCGGCGAGCTTGGTCGAAATCGAAGTCTGTGCCAGCGCAAGCGGAAAGTAGCAGCGTCACCGACAGCGCGGCGATTTTGAGATTCATGCGGTTCCCTCCGTCGATTGCGCCAGCGTTCTACCTGCGGTGGTAGGCGGGCGGGTTGGGCGAAACGAAAAGCCCGGCGCGGGGCCGGGCTGGTTTATTTCGCCGTTGGTATGCCTACTTTGATCTCTTCAACTATTTCGGCATTAGACGCTCTATTGCTCACAACACGGACCCCAGTGAAGGCCTTTAACTCGGTCACGACTTCCTCGAACGCTGTCAGCAGTTTCGCTCCACCGGAAGGAGGTTCGACAATAAATAGCGTGTCCGTCGCCAATCGCTTGATAGCTTTCAGCCGCTTCATTTTCGATACCCACGCATCTCCATGGTCATAGATCTTGGACGAGTCAGCTTGGCCGAAGAACAGCGGCTTTATCGCTTGGTGCACTTGTTCATCGGCAGCTAAAACGAATGGGAATCGAACTTCATACTGCTTGGTGCCCAGCTTTTGCTCTTTATATCGCTGCTTGAGGTTCGCCACGCTAAGCAGGCTACCCAGTTGGCGCTCTAGAACCCGCTCTTGATACTCTTTGGTAGCAAAGCTGTGATTTACGTAGTGCTCGTAAAGCTCGGCCAGCGTCTTCTTGATGCTTTCAGTGCCGATCGACCCAGGCTCGCTGAAGCGCATCATCGTTTCGCGGGGATGAATCAAATGTCGAAACGCGCTGATCGCCAAATGGATCTCGCCTTTTCGCTCACCGAAGAAATGCTCCAGCCGTGTAAGCTCAGCACGGACCTCGTCTCGAGCACGCAGATAGATTTTGTGGTCAAGCGTTTTGAAAAAACGTGTCACTCGCTGGCGAGTGCGATCTAGCTGAAAGTGAAACTCGCCGTTATTGGCGAGCAAAACAACACCAATATTGACGAACTCGCCTGTCTCAGGGTACGGAAGGAATCGTAAAATCGAGTAGTTGCAAATGTATTTCATAGCTGCCCCCAGAACTGCTCGTCCTTGAACCTTTCTAGTAATTGGTACCTTTCCGCTAGGGTGGGTTCATAATCCTCGCCGTGCCCGAAATCTCGGCTAACCCATTCTTCCGGCAAAAGGGAGGTGATCCTACCCCAATCAGCCAGGGCCGCGTCAAGCTGCGGCAAAAAATCCAGACGAGCGAGCAATTCGCCGGTTTTGGTGCTGAGCTGGTCTCGGAAAACGTGATAGCGTCGGAACTCCTCGAGGTCCAGATTCGGATCGAAGGCGATATTATGGTCGATCACGGCCAAATCACCGGCATGATCAAGGATTAGATTCACATTCCCGCCCATTGGGCCTAGGCAACGATCTCCATTCCCTATCCACCAGTCAAAAAATAGCACCTTGCGCCTTAGATCGGAGGGAATCTGATCAACATGAGCCCAAGGAACATCCGACGCGTTATCAACCTGTAGCGAGCCAAAGGCAGGGCCCCCTTCCAGATCCCGAACGTTTGGAGCTAGGCTGAAGTCAATAAGCGCCTGTGGGATATCCATGATCACCCATGGTGGAATTGGGAGGCCAAGGTGAGCGCCCAGCTCTGCGGCCATGGCCTCCGAGGTAAGGCCTGGGGCAAGGGCCCGCGACATACCTTTCACAAAATAGGTTTGATCATCATCAGCGCGTATCAGAAATGGTTGAACGGATATGCCTTGGCTGCTCTGTCTGATGATTTCTTTGGCGGTAACGCGTGCGGGCATGCGCAATCCTTGCTGGCGGTAAGCCAAAAAATGGGTGTTGTTCTTGATTGGGCTTGGTGAGAGTCACAGCTCAGAAGCTCCGCCCAGTCCACCAGTAAATGATCTGGGCCAGGATCTGGATATCACCTTCGCGATCCGCCGGTACATCGATCTCACGGTACTGGTCATTGTCCGAAATGATCGTCAGCCCATCCAGGTTCCGCTGGATACGCTTCACATGCAGCCGGCCGCCCATCTGGAAGAAGTAGATCGCATCTGACTCCACGCTGGTAACGCCTGCGTCCACAAGGAGGGCATCTCCATTGCGTATCGTCGGCGCCATGCTGTCGCCCTTGCCCGAAATCAGCTTGAGATTGTCCGTGGACGTATACACCAGGTTCTGCCGCACCCAAGCCGCATCAAGGCTCATGTGCTCGACAACCATGTTCATTTCCGGGGGCTCCGTGCCAGGGCCCATCGAGCCGGCTAAATCGAAACGCTCCACCGCCACCACCGGGCGATAGCTCTTGATTTTCTGCGCAAGCGGGGCTGGTAGGCCCTCTACGTCGATAGTTTTCTCAGCGCGACCACGACTGTCCGCCTGAAGAGCAGAAAAGCCCTCAAGACCCCAGTGAGAGGCTGAAACCACATCTGAGAAGTACGCAATCAAATCCATCAGTTTCGATTTGTCGATTCTGCCGAATTTCACCCAGCCCTGCACGGAAGGAGGGGCGACGCTGAAATCCTCAGCGAGCTTCTTCTTCGATACGCCTTTCTTGATGCGCGCCGACTCAATCGCCGCGCCTAATTCGGTTCCTGTAAGCATTGCCTAATTAAGCCTATCGAGAGTTTGATTAGGCAATAGCTTGTCTTGTGATTAGCTAATGCCTTATATTGGCTTCGTGGAAACAGGAGAGACCCCATGAAACCAGCAGAAGCAGTGAGAGAAGCGTCTCGTTTGCTCGGAAGCCAGGCCGAATTGGCCCGGAAGCTGGCCGTTCGCACCCCCACCGTTAGCCAATGGTGCTCTGGCGATCGACCAATTCCTGCAGCGCGCGCGCTTCAAATCGAGACATTGACCAAAGGCCAGGTAAAGCGTGCAGATCTTTGCCCGTCGTTCCCTTGGGCAGAGATGGCGGCCTAATCATGTCTACGAACAAATTAAGCCCTGAGCAGGAAGCAAGGTCCCGCAAGAATTACCACCAGATCGTGCAGAAGCTTGCATCGGTCGGCAACGCGCCGGTTGCGCTTGCAGTGGGTTGCGATGAGGCGACGATCAGCCGCATGAAGCCCGAGAAGTTTGAGCAGTTCGCGCAGATCCTTGCGGTGCTTGACCTCAAGATCGTTCCCGCTGAGATGCGGTGCTTCAACGAGCGGGATATCGAGATGTTGATCCATGCCTCGAAGCGTTGGATGGAGCATATCCATGGCGTTGATCAATTACAGGAAGAGTGAATTCACTCAGCCGCAGAAAACTGCGGGCAAAAAAAAACCGACGGTCGAGGTCGGTTTTTTCGGTAACGCTTTGTGCGAGGGAGATCATGACAAATATCGTTCAAATTGACAAGTCCAGGGGGTTCACCCGTATGGACAATACCTTGATGGAGGCTCTCGCCACGGTAGATCTGCCGGCGCGAGAGCTTCGCGTTTTGATGGCCGTGGCCAGGCAAACCATCGGTTACCAAGTAGAAACTCGCCGGCTGACTGCTGATGACCTGGGCAAGCTCACCAATATGCGCCGGGACGTGACTTCGAAGGCGATCAGCCACCTGCTCGAGCGTCGCATCATCTACCGGGTAGGTGGCAGCCGCGGCGAAATCGGAATCACGCCTTCGTCCGAGTGGGCCTATTTTGAGCCAAAAGTAGAGCGTCTCACTGAGACCAAATCGTCTCACTCAGACAATATCGTCTCACTGAGACAGTCTGCGAGTGAGACCAAAACGGCAACTTGCCTTCTTTATACAAAGAAAGAACCCCTAGTAACTCTACCTTCGGTAGAGGTTACTCCCCCCCACGAGGATCCAGCCCCGTCGGCCCCGGAGAAACCGGAACGCAAGAAGCCATTCGGGAAAGCCCAGATGCTGGCCAACAACCCGAATGCGATCCCTGAGCAGATCCTTGTCGACTGGCTGGCCCTGCGCAAGACCAAGCGCGCTGCGGTCACCGAGACCGTGTGGGATTCGCTGAATGCCGAACTGGTCAAGTGCCAAGTCGAGTTCGGTATCGACGCCCAGGCCGCGATGACCGAAGCCCTGGCCGCTGGCTGGCAAGGCTTCAAGGCCTCTTGGATCGCCAACCGCCTGGCTGATCAACCGAGCAAGCCGGCCGCCCCGGCGCCCACTAGCCGCCACACCGGCTTTGCCGACCGCGACTACACCGCAGGCCTGAAACGTCGGGAGGACGGCAGCTATGCGCTCTGAGAAGGTCGTATCGATCCCGGACAACCTGTCCAACGTTCGCATCCAGCCGGCCGAGTGCGAGAAGCACGGCGCGTTTGACCAGAAGGTGACGATGATCCTGGGCCGGGCCCTGAAGAGCGGTTGCCCGGAGTGCCAGCGCCTTGCCAACGAGGAACGCGAAGTGGCTGAGAAGTCCTCCAAGGCCTACGAACTGCGCCTGGCCCTGTCCCGCAAGCTGGGTGACGCCCTGATCCCCAAGCGCTTCACCACACGCACCCTGGAGAACTACCAGGCGGACAACGAGGGCCAGCGCCGGGCCTTGGCCTTCTGCCGCCACTACGTGAAGGTCTTCGACGAGATTATGAAGACCGGCCGCTGCATGGTGCTGATCGGCAAGCCCGGTACCGGCAAGACCCACCTGGGCGTGGCCATGGCCAACGAGCTGCTGCGCCACACCTCACGCACGGCCGTCTACCGCACTGTGGGCGCCGTTCTCCAGACCATCCGGGCCACCTATGACCGCCAGTGCGAACGCAGCGAGGCCGACATCCTGGCCAGCCTGATCGGCCCAGACCTGCTGGTGCTGGACGAAGTAGGGGTGAGCAAGGAGCAGCCCAGCGACTTCGAGCTGACCACCCTGTTCGCGATCATCAACGGCCGGTACGAGCAGGAGCGGCCCACGGTGGTGATCTCTAACCTGGCCGCCGACCAACTGGATGGCGCAATGGGCGAGCGCTGCGTTGATCGCCTGCGCGAGGGCGGAATGATCGTGGTCCCGTTCGAATGGGAATCGCAGCGCGGCAAGGAGGGGTTTTGACCATGACCGATTACACCGAACTGAAGCGTCTGGCCGAGGCTGCAAACGAGAACTATCCACTGGCCCCATGGGCATACGAGCCGCACGGTGATACCGGGACATACGGCGTTGGTGTTTTGCAGAACGAGGGCGGCCTTTGCGTGCTGGGGCGCCAAGAGTCTGGCGAAATGCTCGTCGTTGAGCCTGTAGCAACTGACGTCTCAAAGGAAAAGTACGCAGCATTCATCGCTGCCTGCAGCCCTGGCGTTGTCCTTGGCTTGATATCGGCGCTTGAGTCGAAGTCGGGGTTTCTCGATGACTTCATCCATGCGCATCAAACCTTGGCTTCGCGGCGCGACCAGCTCAAGGCCGAGGTCGAGGCGCTGCGAAAGGATGCGGCGCGGTATCACTGGCTGAGGGACAAGAGCGAGTCGGTCCACCAGTTCTACATGAGCACGCCTATCTGGTTTACCGGCGTGAAGTTCAGCAAGGAGAACGTCGATAACACAATCGACGCCGCCATGAGCAAGGACGCCGGCCATGACTGACAAGATCAGCGTGAACAGCTCAACCAAGCTCTCCGAGGCCATCACCCGCCTGACTGCCATGTACCGCGAGAAGAAGTACGTGGTGGTCTCCCTGCGCCCGGGCAAGGACCGCACCTTGGACCAGAACGCCTTGTGGTTCGCGTTCTACAAGCGGATCTCGGAGATGACCCAGTTGGGCGACCCGAGCGAGTGCCGCAAGTACTGCAAGCTGCACCACGGCGTGCAGATCCTCCTCAACGAGGACGAGGACTACCGGGCCGCCTGGCACCGCACCACGAAGCACCTGACCTACGGGGAAAAGCTGGACCTGATGGGCGACTGCCCGCTGCTGGGGCCGGATGGGTTCCCAGTGACCAGCCTGTTCAACCGCGCCCAGGGCGTGACTTACACCGACCGCATCGTGGCCGACTTCACGGCCAAGGGTGTTTTCTTCGGCGACCTTCTCGGGGAGGAAGCAGCATGAAACGACTCAACCGCTTCATCGAATTCATGGCCCTGGCCTACGCCACTGGCTGGACGCCTGCCGAGCTGAATCAGGGGGTGCTGCTGTGAGCCTTGCCGCCAAAGCGCCGCGCCCCAAGCGCTGCCGCAACACCGCCTGCGGCTCGACCTTCTCACCCCAGCGCCTGGGCCAGGCCGTATGCAGTCCGGCCTGCGCCCTGGCGACCAAAGACCAGAACATGCCCAAGGCCCGCAAGGCCATCGCCGACCGGGAGCGCCGTGAGATCAAGGTGCGCAAGGAGAAGCTCAAGAGACGCGCCGAGCACATGCGTGACGCCCAGCAGGCATTCAACGAGTGGGTGCGCCTGCGCGACGCCGATCTGCCGTGCATCAGTTGCGACTCGCTGCCCAGCGACCACGACCTGATTACCGGCAGCCGCTGGGACGCCGGACATTACCGGTCGGTGGGCGCCTGCCCGGAACTGCGGTTCGAACCCCTGAACGTGCATCGCCAGTGCGTGAAGTGCAACCGGAACCTGTCAGGGAACGCGGTGGAGTACCGGATTCGTCTGGTCCAGCGCATCGGGGTCGACCAGGTGCAGTGGCTCGAAGGGCCTCATCAGGCCTGCAAACACACCATCGACGAACTCAAGGCCATCACGGCTACCTTCCGGGCGAAGACCCGAGAGCTGAAGGGTAGGGCGGCTTGACCGCCAGGGAAATAAAGGGGGATTGAGCCATGCAGCAGTTGCCAGTTCAGCTATCGATTGACTTCACAGCCACAGTCATCCGGATACCACGGACACCGATCCGCAGCACGATCTGTGCGGGCGCGACAATGGTGACGTTGGAGGGGAGGACGATGCCAGCCATGGAGTGGGCGAGTCTGCGGGGGCTGAAGTGGCAAACCGTGAAAATGCGCCGGCTGCGCGGGGATAATTGGACCGATGCGCTGGCCCCAGACCTGAGGCGCAGCACGTTCATGTCAGGCTGGAAGCTGCACGGTTAACGCCAGACGTGCAGCACCTTGTCGCCGTCGCCTTCATTCACGGCCCGGCGCTTCAGTTCGCCAAGCAGCGCCTCCACCCGGGCGACCGCCTGGGCATTCACTTCGCCGCCAATGATGGCAGTTTCTGAAGGGCCGGACAGGGTGATCACCAGCAGGGTGTCGGTGTCGCTCTTGTCCATGGCGTCAGCCGCCAATCCCATCACTTCCGTAACGCTGATGTACTTCGAATCCCGGGTAGAACAGATTGGTTTGCTCATGGTGGTGCCCCTGTGTCAGTGAGCCCTCAGCTCATGTGACTCGTGGCCTGGGCGCAAGGGTTGTACCCCGAATTCAGTCACATAGCCTTGATGGCATGAAGCAATCAAGACGAAGGCCCGGAGCATGACCCACCCCATCAGCCATACCCCAGCGAGGATCGTGAATGGACTTCCTCCATCGCTTGTTCGATAGGCTCGACCTGATCATGGCCGGCCTGCTGGGCGCCCTGATCTCGAGCCTCTGGCACAAGGACGACCTCACTGACAAAAGGGCCTGGCTGATTTTCCTGGTCACCGGCGTCGCCTGTGCTCTGTACCTGACTGGAATGGTGAGCGACTACCTGGGCATCACCAAGCCCAACAACGTCGCCGGTGTCGGCTTCCTGCTCGGTACGTTCGGCGGATCTCTCATGGCCGCCATCAACCGCGCGATCAAGGCCGCTGACCTGTGGGCCCTGATCCGCCAGAAGTTCGGAGGCGGCGCCCCATGACCCTGGAAACCCTGAGCACGATCTTCATCGCGATCATCTCCGCCTGGGCGGTGTGGTGCGCGCTGAGCGGAAAGGTGCGCGACGGCATCCTCGGCAAGCTGATTTACGCGGTCATCGCCATAGCGGGGTACGCCATCGTCACCCGTACCGAAACCTTGTTTTTCACCCCCAGCGTTGCGGGTGTCACCTTTCACGGGGGGCTGGCCATGGCCGGACTGCGTCACTTCTTCATGGTTACCTGGTGGCAGCAGGTCAAGCGCTGGCTGTGCCGCAAGATGAACTGCGAGCACTGCATGCACCAGTTGCGCCGCAGTACTGACCGGAGGCCGCGCCCATGACAGTGCCAGCTACAGCCTCCAGGGGCGTGCGCAATTTCAACCCGACCAACATCGACTTCAACAAGCGGAACGACTGGGTGGGCCAGCTTGGCCTGGAGCCAAAGACTGCGTCGGTACCCAATCCACGGTTCGCTCTGTTCGACTGCGCCGAGAACGGCATCCGCGCCGCTGGCAAGCTGATCCTGAACTACCGCGGCAAGGACGGTATGCCCGGTGTCGGTAAGCCCGGCATTGATACCGTCACCGAGGTGATCACCCGTTGGGCGCCGGCCGTGGATAACAACAACACCGCCGCCTACATCGCCGCGGTGGCCAAGCGTATGGGCGTCGGCGCCACCCAGGCGCTGAACCTGGCTGACCCGGCCACCCTGATAGGTCTGCTAACGGGCATCATAATCCACGAAAACGGCTACATGCCTTACAGCACAGCCATCGTTGCCGAGGGCGCACGGAGGGCCTTGGCATGAGCAGCTTCACCGGTTTCGACGCAGGCCTATACACCTACTACGACCCAGAGGCTTCCAAGGCCCTGGGCGCTGACCACTGGCGCATCACGCGCGGCTTCACCTACTTCATCGATCACCCGGGCAGCCGGTGGGCGATCCAGGTTCCCTACGGCTACCTCACCGACGGCGCGAGTGTGCCGGGCCTGTTCCAAAACATCGTTTCCCCCTGGGGGCCATGGGGCCAAGCCGCAGTAGGGCACGACATCCTATGTGAGTACTTGACCATCTCCGAAGACGGCAAGCCGGTGAGCATCACCCGCAAGCAAGCCGATGACTATCTGCTGGAGATGATGACCGTCCTCGATGTCCCGACCTGGCGCCGCGAGGTCATTTATTCGGCAGTACGGGCCTATGCCATCACCTGCCGCGTTACCCAGCCATCCACGACCGCCTTCAAGCGGAAGCTCGAAGCTGACTGGGTGGCTGCAAACCCTGAGTATCCAACCGTAACAAAACTGGAGTGCACCGCATGAGCTTGACCACCGTAGTCGCCGATATCAAAGAAGGTATCGAATTCCTCAACGAGCTGAAAACCCTGAGCACCGAGATGAAAAGCGCGCTGGGCCTGTCCGCCGATGAATCGCTGGCTGATGCCATTGCCGATATCAAGGCAGCGATTTCTGGTACCACTGCTACCGACACCACCGATGCGGCTGCCGCCGTAGTCTGAGCGCCTCGCGCCTCCTTCTGGGGGCGCATCTTCCGGGCACTGATGGCGCTCAGGTTTTCATGAGGGCGCCATCACCCACCATCCCCTGACCCTCGCAGGTATCGATATGACTCAAGAGTACATTGGCACCAAGCAGATTACGGCCTGGCCTGCGTTGAAGGACGGCGCGGACGGGTACAGCGTCAAATATTCCGAAGGCTACACATCGTGGAGCCCCAAGGCAGTATTCGAGGCTGCTTATCTCCCTCTGGGCAACATCAGCCATCTCCCACCCCATCAGCAACGAGTAATCGGCGAGAAGGCCCAGCTCGACGAGAACCTGGCCAAGTTGCGGGCCTTCCTCATGGGCCGTGCGCAGGCATTGGTGACCCCCGATGAGTTTCAGCGCTTGACGCTACAGGCGGACGCTATGGGTATTTACTCGGGCGTGCTGGCTGAGCGCATCGCTGCTTTCGGTGAGCCGGCCTAATGAGCGACAAGAAGGCACCCGACTGGGAGCGGGTAGAGCTCGACTACCGTGCCGGGATTATGACCCTGCGCGAGATGGGCGCCCTGCACGGGGTGTCCGAAGGCGCCATCCGAAAGCGCGCCAAGCGTGATAGCTGGAGCCGAGACCTCAACGCCAAGATCAAGCAGCGTGCTGATGAGCTGGTACGCAAGGAAGAGGTACGCAAGGTGGTACGCACGGAGGAACGCGTATCCGAAGTGCGTCAGGTGGAGATAGGCGCCGAGCTGCTGAAGGGCGTGAAGCAGGGCCAGCGCAATCGGATTACCCGTGCCACGGCGCTGACCGAGAAACTGACTGAGGAGCTGGAGGCGATCACGGACAACCGGGAGCTATTCGAGCAACTGGGTGAGCTGCTCCACAATCCCGATGACGCCCGCCTGAGCGAGGCGTACCACAAGGTCATCGGCTTGCAGGGTCGCGTCAAGATGAGCAAGGAGCTGGCCGAGACCATGAAGACGCTCATGGCCATGGAGTGCCAGGCCTTTGGTCTCACTGATGACCCGAGCGAGGAGAGCTACGAAGACCGCCTGGCGCGCTTGATGGGGCAAACGGGATAGGCGGCGCTTCATCAATCACCGCATAGCATCAACGGTCAGCAATTCCCAAGCGCTTAATGTCTGTCACGCCTTTCCTCTCGAGTGCAGCGCGTAGATCCTCGATGGTGCCCTGATTTTGTATTCCAAAATTGTTCGCGACGATTGTCCATGCTTGTTGGTCCGAGACTTCGCCATCGACCGACAGAGTCTTAGAAACGCCGTTCTCTTTGAATTGAATGTTGTACTGGCGGAAGCCTTTTGCTGGAATAGGCACACAGTTCACGGAAAGCCGATACCCCAGCGCTTGCAAAGCGCTTTCAACCTGCTCGATCTTCGAATTGTGCTCGAAGTCCACCAGGCGGTTCGCTACCGGGTGAGACACGCCCAGTTTGCGAGCCAGGTCCGCTACCTTCAGGCCCTGGGCGCGCATAGCGTTCCACAGAGCGATTTTGGCAACGGTCACAGCGGGCAATGCGATAGGGTGCTGATCCTCAGCTGGATCAGACGCAGCAGGAATCTCACGGCCCTGGTCAACGTAGATGGTCAGCGCGAGCGTTATTCCAGCCACGGCGTTTTTCAGCAACTCCTCAAGAGAGTCGCCGGTGCTGTGAGCCTCTGGGATGTCCGTGCAGGACGACCAGTAATGATCCGCCTCTTGATGCGCGGTAATCGGGTATTCGTACATAGGCGCTTCCTTTGTGTCATTGATGAGGGCCGACAGTCTGGGTTCCGGGGTGGAGCCTCAATCCTTGAGGCTCAGTTGGTTGATGATTGCTTTTCTCAGTCCTTCGCCCATCTCCTTGGCGCCGTGATCTGAGAAAACTGTTTGCTTGCCGTTCGGGGCAGTGACTTTGAAGTGGCTACCGCCACCCTTCGCCGCTTTGAACTTCACCCCTCGGGCTTTCAGCCATCTCCGGAACTCGCTGTATTTCATCGACCCTCCTTTGTTGTGTCGATGGGTGTATCTTACAGCACAAATGATTAAATGCAACACAAATGATTAATTTAATCAGAAATGATTTATTGGGTGGGCTTGTGCGCCCGCTTCAGTCACACAATCTGGCCATTCCATTGATGCTGTACCGAAAACCCGAGGGCACCACCATGATCAACCGAATGACTAAATACCTGGGCGTGGCGCTGGCCGCTATCCTGTCCTGTCTCGCCTTCACCGCGTCGGCGGGCGAGCTCACTGACCGCTACCTGGTAGCTCGCGCCTCGTTCGCGCAGGCTGAGCCGCAGGGCGTGGCGTTCCAGCGCCTGGCCCTGACCCTGGCTCAGTGGCGCGAACAGTCTCAGGTCGCCGCCAGCGCGCCGCTGACCGACATGCGCAAGTCCGGCCATGGTTTCGTGTTCAAGAGCATCGGCGGTCCACTGCCCGATGCGGGCGAATCGTTGAAGGCCTGACCGACCTGGTAGCACGAAAAACCCGGCCAAGTGCTGGGTTTTTTAATGGATCCATTTTCTTGGGTGTGGCAGTCTTGCTGCTCACTTCAAGGAGTGCTCAATGAGCAAATACGAAGAGCTGTGCAGCGCCTACGTTGATCAGAACGAAGCGGTACGAAATTATTGGCAGGCACTTCAGCTGCGAGCTGCGCAAATCGCCGCTGGCCTGTGGGGCTACCTGGAGTACCCCGCCAAAGCGTATCCCTCATTCAAAGGCGATGAAGCGATCCCGTATATTCGGTTGGTCAAGCCTGGCGAGGAAAAAGAAGTCCATTTTACGGAGCTTCCTTGCTCTTCGGGGGCGGTACAGTTCGATCTTCTGGTAACCCTGGAGGAGAACTCAGGGGTTTTCCCGAAGCATAACCTCAGGGTTTCACTCAATATTGGGAGCACTGGTGACGTTATTCGGGTCTGGGATCGCTCTGGGAAGATTGATGCTCAACTTGAAATTGGGTCGGACGACCTCGAGCCCATCTACTCTCAAATTTTCCAGGCGCTAATCGAGTACCTCGCCGGTCGCCCATCTCTCGCAAAATAATTCGCTCGATCTTGAAAAAAGCCCGGCCTGAGTCGGGCTTTTTCATGCCCGCTTGCCCCGCTGATTCAGTCACATAGCCTCGCTCAGGTCATTTTGATAACCGAGCGGGGCAACACCATGGACAACCAGCACAAGAAGATCACCGGCTACCGCGACCTGACTCAAGCCGAAATCGATGGCATGAACTCCATCAAAGCGCTCGAAGCGGATGCGGGGGAACTGTTCAAGCAGATCGGTCAGATCGAAGGCGTAGACCCGCGCCTGCTGGCCTTGGCCAAGACCAATTTGCAGCAGGGCTTCATGTGGTTTGTGCGCTCGATCGCCAAGCCCGCTGACCCGTTCGCTTAATCCATGTCCGCCGATGCCATGCTCTCCCAGCTCATGACCGACGATGAGCTGTACTGCGCCCGTAACCTGAAGATCCGCACGAAGGAAGGGGAAATCCTGCCTTTCGTGTGGAACGACGCCCAGCGGGCGCTGCACGCACGCATTGAGCAGCAGAAGGTGGACAAGGGGTGGGTTCGCGCCATCGTCCTGAAGGGGCGGCAGCAGGGCATCAGCACCTACGTTGCCGGGCGCTTCTACAAGCGCACTAGCATGGGGTTCGGTAAGCGCACGATGATCCTCACCCACCTCGATGCAGCCACGCAGAACTTGTTCGGCATGGCCAAGACCTTCTTCGAGCTGAGTGACGACACGCTGCGGCCGACCATCAAGGCCAACTCTGGCACCGAGCTGTCGTTTGCCAAGCTGCGCAGCGGCTACAAGGTCGCCACGGCGGGCAGCCCCGGCGCAGGCCGGTCGGACACCATCCAATACCTGCACGCGTCTGAAATGGCGTTCTGGGCCAACGCGCAGAAGATCATGGCGGGCCTCGGGCAAACCGTACCGCTGATCGATGGCAGCGAGGCCATCATCGAGTCGACCGCGAACGGAATGGGCAACCTGTTCCATCAGTTCTGGGTGCTGGCCGTGGGCAGCAAGTCCGATTACATGGCCGTGTTCATCCCCTGGTTCGTTGAGCAGGGCTATCGCCGCGCGGTGCCGAAAGACTTCGAACTGTCAGACGAAGACCTCGAGTACATGGAGGCTTACGACCTCGACGAAGAGCAGATGGCCTGGCGCGCCGGCAAGGTTGCCACCGACTTCGCGGGCGACGTGGACTGGTTCAACCAAGAGTACCCGGCCACGCCTGACCTGGCATTCCAGAAGGTCGGCCACAAGCCGTTGATCAAGACCGTCAAGGTCTCGCTGGCCCGCAAGAAGCTGGCTGCCCACATGCAGCGCATCGGCGCCCATGTCGTTGGCCTCGACCCGGCCCGTGGCGGCGACACCTCGACCTTCATTCATCGCCAGGGCCGCGTGGCCTGGGGCATCGAGCGCAACAAAGTCCCGGACACCATGGCCGTCGCTGGCCAGGCGGTGCGCATGCTGCGCGACGATCCGTCCATTCGGATGATGTTCATCGACATCGGCGGCTTGGGCGCAGGGATTTACGACCGTCTCGTCGAGTTGGGCTTTGGCGACCGCGTGACCGCAGTGAATTTCGGCGCCGCAGCCTCCGACCCGCGCAAGTACGCCAACAAGCGCTGCGAGATGTGGGGCGAGATGGCCGACTGGGTGCACGACGATATCACCCCGTCGATACCGGACGACGACCAGCTTCATGCCGACCTGACCTCGGCCTCCAAAGACAAGTACACCAGCAATGGCCAGCTCAAGCTGAAGCCGAAGGAAGACGCTAAGAAAGAGCTCGGTCGCTCGCCGGACGATGGTGACGCGCTGGCCCTGACGTTCGCCGAGCCAGTGGCTGCCGACGACCTATTCACCGAAGACTGGAAGGCCAAGCTAATGCGCCGGAACGCCCGTAAATCAGCGATGAGTGCCTGACATGGCCGACCCGAAAGCGACAGAGAACTGGGACCGTTACGTTTACGGCCTGAACAAGGGGCACACCTGCTACATGGAGCAGGCGCGCTTGTGCGAGGACTTCTACCTGGGTGGGGGCAACCAGTGGGCGGAGCTTGATCGCCAGGTCCTAGCCGCAGCAGGCCGCCCGGCGCTGGAATTCAACCAGATCAAGAACAAGATCAACGCCGCGGTGGGCTATCAGATCGGCAACCGCATGGATATCGGCTTCCGACCGCGCTCGGGCCCGGCCGACGCCGAGACCGCCACCACGCTTTCCAAACTGGCTATGCAGATTGCCGACAACAACCAGCTCCACTTCAAGGAGACCCAGGTGTTTGGCGACGGCTGCATTCAGCAGCGCGGATTCTTCGACATTCGGATGAACTACAGCGACACCATCCTGGGCGAGATCAAGATCGATGTGCTCGATCCCATGGATGTGATCCCTGACCCTGATGCAAACAGCTACGACCCGGACGACTGGGCCGACGTGAGCGTCAACCGGATGTTGACCCAGATCGAGATCGAGGCGTTGTATGGCTCCAAGGCCCAGCGCAGCGTCGAGGACGAAGATTCGGGTGACAACATCTTCACCGCTGACGGCTACGAGGTGGAGCGGAGGACCTTCGGCGATGATGATCCGCTGTTCACTGAGGCGCTGGAAAAGGATGACCCCGGTCGTCGAATCCGCGTCATTGACCGCCAGTTCTGGCAGATGGACAAGGCCGAAGTCATCATCACCCCGACCGGTGATATCCGCATCGTGGAAAACATGAAGCCCGAAGCGGTAGCGCAGATGGTTGCTGACGGCGGGATCAAGCAGACACGCCGGGTCAAGCGGGTTCGCTGGGTCGTGTCGACCAAGGAAACCGTCCTGCATGACGACTGGTCACCCTTCAACCACTTCACGGTGGTGCCGTACTTCCCGACGTTCCGCCGTGGGCACACACGGGGCCTGGTAGACGACGCCATCGGCCCGCAGCAACTGCTCAACAAGTCCATGAGCCAGTTCCTGCACATCATCAACACCACGGCGAACAGCGGCTGGATCACTGTCGCCGGCACGCTGGCCAACATGAACGACGGCGAGCTGGCGGATCGCGGCGCCGAGACAGGGCTGCACATAGTGATCAAGAAAGACACCGCCGTCGAGAACCGGCCGCAGAAGATCCAGCCCAATCAGGTGCCCACCGGCTTCGACCGCATCATCGACCGAGCCCAGGGCCTGCTTGAAGCAGCCACAGGCGTGAACGAGTCCATGTCAGGCAGCCAGGGCAACGAGGTGTCGGGCATTGCCATCCAGACCCGCCAGTTCGCCGCCCAGCAGCAACTGGCCGTGCCGCTCGACAACCTGGCGCGCACTCGCAGCATGCTGGCCGCCCGGATGCTGGAGATGATCCAGATGTTCTACGACCAGCCGCGCATCATCCGGATCACTGACGTGGATGCGACTGGCCGGGAACAGACCCAGGAAATCCCGCTCAACTTCCCGCAGGCTGACCAGCGCATTTTGAACGACCTCACCATCGGCGAATACGACGTGGTGGTCACCGAGGCGCCTGCCCAGATTACTTTCGAGAATAGCCAGTTCCTGCAGGCCATCGAGCTGAACGAGAAGGGCGCCAACATCCCCTGGCCCTTCATCATTCGGTACTCGAACCTGGCCAACAAGCAAGAAATCATCGATGCGATGGAGAAGCAGCCGGCCGCGCCGGTCGATCCAACGTTGCAGGCCAAGGCCCAACTCATGGCCGCCCAGAGCGCCAAGGTGCAGGCCGATACCGCGAAGACCCAGGCCGACACAACGCGCTCTCAGACCGATGCGGCGAAGTCTGCAGCCTCCCTGGACCTGCTCAAGGCCCAGACAGCAGACATCCAGGCGGACACCGTGGCGAAGGCCGTAGCCTCGCAATTCAGCGCGATCCAGACCGCCGCCGTTATCGCCCAGACCCCGGCCACCTCCAGCCTGGCGGACGTAATCCTCAGTTCTGCCGGCTACGTCGACCACGACGCCGCGCCGATTGTCCCCGAGTACCAGGGGCCAGCGGCGCCGCCGTTGGATATCCGTCATAACACCGATCCACTCAACCCAGCCAGCCCGGCCGTAGGCCTGCACGCAGGCATTGAAACCCCGCGTATTGAAGGAGCGCCCGCATGAAACCAGTGAACGTACCCGGCCCGGACAAGCAATGGCAGGCAGAGCAGGACCTGCGCACGTTGGCTGAGGCGATTGAGATCAACAAAGACTCGAAGCGCCTTGCTGCGGCGAAAGCCTTGGCCAAGGAAAAGATGGCCGACATGGCCAAGATCGCGAAGTGATTGAACTGACCAAAGGGGCAAACGATGAAACCTGAAGACAAAAACACCGAATTGAACGAAACACAGATCGAGGACAACGGCGACGATTTCGTGCCGACTGACGATGATGCCTCCCTGGAAAGCATCGGCGAAGCAGGCAAAGGTGAAGGCGAGGGCGGCTCGGAAGCCAATGCGGATTCCGGCGCCGATGCCGGCGGTGCTGACCAAGGCCTAGATGCTGAAACCCTGGCCGCCATCGCTGGCGAGGACAAGCCGAAGATGGTCCCGCACTCGCGCTTCCAAGAGAAGAACGACGAGGCCAAGGCTCACCGCGCCCGGGTGCTGGAACTGGAAGAAGAACTGGCGCGCGTGAAAGGCAGCACCCCGGCGGCCAAGCCGAAGGAAGAGCCTGCGCCGGTCGAGTATGACTACGACGCCGCCGAAGACCGCTACAACGCGGCAATTTTGGACGGTGACTCGACCCTGGCCAAGCAGATCCGCGCCGAAATCCGAAAGGCTGAGCGCATTGAGGCAGAGGCCAAAGCAGAAGCGGCCGCCGACCGTCGCTATAAGGCGAACAAGGAGCGCGATGACCTGGCGCGGGCCAACGTCGAGCGTGACCTTGCGATTGCCAAGGCCTACGAAGCGTACCCATTCCTCGACTCTGCCGGTAGCGAGCCGAACCAGGACGCCATTGAGGAAGTGCTGGCGCTGGCCAACTTCTATACCGGCAAAGGTAAAAGCGTGGGCGATTCCATCACCGCTGCGGTGGCCAAGGTTGGACCGCGCTACGCGCCGGTTCAGGCTGAGGCGGCTCCGGCGAAAGTCGATGCCGCACCGAAGGTAGACTTGCAGAAGGGGATTGAGCGCGCCGCCAAGATCCCGGCCAAGCCAGAGGGTGTCGGTGCTCGGGCGGCGAAGCTGGACGTGAGCAAGATGACCTCGAAGGAATTGAAGGCGCTGTCCCCCGAGGACGAAGCGCGCCTGGCCGGTGACATCTTGTAGTTGACCGGCTGATTCAGTCACATAAGTTTGAACCGTAGGCCATCAGGCGCAAGGAAGCGCACCCCTTCACGGGGATTGATGGACAAGCTCGCATCGGCCAGATGCTCGCTCACCGAGACACGGTGTCTTCGCCATCAGGGCGTAAAGCTGGTCCGTTTCAAGCGCCCCAGGAGCGCCCAATCCTGTCCTCGCTTGGGTGGCGACATACCCGCAAACGAATTGAAGCCACCTATACAGGGAATGCCCCATGGCACTTACCAACTTCGCGGCCCTTCAGCCGCAGCAGAAGGTTTACTGGTCGAAAAAGACCTGGGAAGCCGCCCGTGACGACATGTTCGTCAACAAATTCCTGGGTGACGGCGAGTCGGCCATCATTCAGCACATCACCGAACTGACCCAAACCGAAAAGGGCACCCAGGTCATCATGAACCTGGTAGCTGACCTGGTCGGCGACGGCGTGACCGGTGACAACTGGCGCGAAGGCAACGAAGAGGAGATGGAAGCTTACTTCCAAGAGATCAACATTGATCTGATCTCCAACGCCGTTCGCAGCAAAGGCAAGCTGGCCGAGCAGAAGTCTGTGATCGACTTCCGCCGCTTGGCCAAAGGCCGTCTCTCCAACTGGCTGGCCCAGCGTGTGGATGAGCTGGCGATCCTGACTCTGTCTGGCATCGCCTATACCTTCAACACCGACGGCTCGGCCCGTGTCGGTTCCGCCTTCCCAGGTCTGTCGTTTGCCGCCGACGTGAGTGCCCCCTCATCGAAGCGGTATTTGACCTGGGACGGCTCCAATTTGGTCGCTGGTAGCACCGCTACCGTCACCAGCGCAGGTGTCCCGAAGTACAAGATGATCGTGGACCTGATCGCTTACGCCAAGTCGAAGCGCATCCGTCCGGTTATCTCCGGCGGCAAGCAGTATTACGTGCTGCTGGTCCAGCCCGGCACCTTGGCGGCCCTGAAAATGGACCCGCTGTGGCAGAACGGCCTGACCAACGCCGGCGCCCGCGGCGACAACAACCCATGGTTCACCGGTGCCACTGTGACTGTGGACGGCGCGATCATCCACGAATCCAACAAGGTGTACACCACCTGGGGCGCCGCATCCGGCAGCAAGTGGGGCGCTGACGGCACTGTCGAAGGTACCCGCACTCTGCTGCTGGGCTCCCAGGCCCTGGGCTTCGCAGATATTGAGCAAGGCGGCGCTGGCTGGGTTGAGAAGCTGTTCAACTACGACACCCAAATGGGCGTCTCCCTGGACCGTTTCATCGGCTTCAAGAAACCGAAGTTCTACAGCATCTACGACAAGTCCGTTGAGGACTTCGGCGTGGTCGCGGTGGACCACTACCTGCCGAAAGCCGGCGTGTAAGGAGGCCTCATGAACTACTTCCACTATGAGCACCAATGGCCGCTGGTTGGCTACAACGAATTCCTCTACTCGGACTTCGCTGATGCACCCACCCAGAACGTTGTCGTGCTCCCTGAGGGCGCCTTGGTCATTCGTGCATTCGTGCTGGTGACCACCGCCTACAACTCGGCAACCACTGCGACCGTGACCGTTGGCGACTCGGCTGACGCTGACCGCTACGGCTCTGGTATCGACTTGAAGACCGTCGGCCTCAAGGAGCTGGAGCCGTCCGGTTACATCACCTCGGCTGCAGGCCCAGTGACCATCACGTTCGCTCAAACCGGTGCCGCTGCTACTGCTGGCGCTGCGCGTGTCTACGTCGAGTACGTTGTCGAGCGCAAATCGGACGAAGTGTCCGAGTAACCCAGATGCCCCGGTTCGCCGGGGCTGTTTCAACATGAGAAGGGGCAATTACCATGGCTGAACCACTACGCATCCTCCCGCCGAAAGGCCAAGCATCTTTCCCAGTTTTCCTGGCTTCGGGCCACAGCGTGCGCGTGCACCGCATCGACCCGGCCGATGATAAGCCGGGTAGCGTCATCCCCAGCAAATTCCACAAGAATGCCCTCAAAGAGGGTTGCATCTATGTGGGCACCGAATACGAAGGCGAAGATGAGGGCGATGATTCCGGCAGTCTTGCGCTGATCGTCGCCGGCATTGAAGCCATCATCGAGCGCGACGCCGCCGAGGACCTCGATAACACCGGTCGGCCAACCCTGAAGGCTATCAAGGCCCAGGTGGGGTTTAATGTCACCCGTGCACAGCTCAATGATGCGTGGGACAGCTTCCAAGAGTCGCTGGTTTAACTCATGGCCTACGAAACCGTTGGCGACCTCATCAAGGCCTTCCGCGACGACGAGCGCGATACCGTGCAGCCATATTTCTGGAGTGACGGGCAGTTGGTCCGGTGGGCCAATGAGGCGCTTACGGAGTTCGCTGAGCGGACGGAGTCTATCTACGACACGGAGAGCCCGGTTACCCGGATCGACTATGCCAAGGGGGAGGGCGAGTTTGCCCTGGACCCCTGCGTTCTCGATGTTGTCGGAGCCTGGGTAGAGGGGCATCGCCGCATTCACCTGGTGCGCGGCCCGTTCCGGCATGACTGGCCCTGCCACGGTTTTGGCACGCAGCTCCACTTCGACAGCGTGGGTATCCTCCGGCTGCATCCGGTACCGGCATTGCCCGGCACCCTGAAACTTCAAGTGATCCGCCGACCCTTGCGTGAGCTCGACAAGTGCGACCGGATTCCTGACATCATGCCCACGGACCGGCGTCACCTACTTGGGTGGATGGCCTACAAGGCCTATCGCGTCAACGAGGGCGACACCTATAACCGTGGTAGCTCTGACGAGCACCTGCAGCGTTTTGAGGAGGCCTGCCAGGCTGCCCGTGAACGCGGGATCCTGAGGCGCGGTGACTGCTCCCGGCCGATCAGGAGTCACTGGTAATGGCCCAGCCCACGCCCATCAACCGCGGCCCGTGGCCAAATGGCATCGACAACCGCTCAAACTGGCGGGCGGTGCCGAGCGGATCACTGCGCGATTCTGTGAACGTGGACCCGCTCCCCACCGGACACCTCAACCTGCGCAGCGGGTATGAGCTTGCGGTAGAAGGGCGCGCCATCCGAGGGGCGCTCTCGGTAGGCCGATTCATTTTGCTGGCAGATAGCACAAGCCTGCGAGCCTTCAACGTGGACACCAATACCACGTCCACACTGGCGACCATCGCTGGCGCCGGCCGGTTTGTCGGCGACCTGTTCAATGACGAACTGTTTTTCTGCACCGAGAGCCAGGCGCTTCGGTTCAAGGACGGCGTGTTGCGGGAATGGGGCGTCACGACCGTGTCGAACCAGCCCGTTCCAACTGTCGGGACAGGAGGCCTGCTTGCAGGCGAGTATCAGTGCGCCGTCACGTTCGTGGATGCCTACGGCGACGAAGGCGGCACCGTTAATCCGTTGGTTATCACGGTGGCTGACGGATCCTCCTTGGACTTCACGCTGCCCACGCCGCCTGCTGGTGGCTCAGTTCGGCTGTATGTCGGACCGCCCCAAGCCTCGACGCTGTTTCTCCAGTATCAAGGCGCAGGGACGTTCAGTTGCTCAACCGTTGCCCAGGACACTGCCAGGTTGGAAACCGACCTGATGCGTGCCCCGGTCGTGGCGGACTTCGTGGCCTCCCTCAACGGCGTCATTGCCCAGGCAGAAGGGCGCGTGTTGTGGTTATCGGCCCCATTACGGCCACACCTGCGCGACGCCGGCCGCCGGTTTTTCCAGTTCGCCGCCGATATCGACGGCGTGGTGGCGGCAGAGGGCGGCCTGTTCGTGCTGGCCGACCAGACCTACTTCATCAGCGGCGTTGAAACCGACGACCCCGCCCAGGTCACCGTTTTTCCCCACGGCGGAGTGCGTGGCTCGATGGTGGAGACGCCCGATAACCACGCAGCCTGGATGACGCCCTATGGATTGGCCAAGACCACCGGCCAGCGGCTTGCGCCTGGCTCCGGAACCGGCATGGCCGCGCTCATCAGTGCTGCCCGATTCCTGCCTGAGCCCGCGACGAGCGGAGCTTCGGGTGTTCTTGAGCTCAACGGCAACCAGTTAGTGGTCAGCACCATGCACCGCGCCGAGGGCGATAACCCGTTGCGCACTAGTGATTATTACGAAGCGGAGATAGTGACCCCATGACCATCAAAGAGACCGCTGGCAAGTGCAAGCTGGGGTTTGTATACACGGCCAGCATCGAATTACCGGACGGTACGGTCCTCGACCTGGGCGAGCACGAAAACCTGATCCCGCAGGCTGGCGTCGATCAATTGGCCGGCCTGATCACAGGAAGCGCCTCGGCTATCAGTTCGTGGTATGTCGGAGTGTTTGCCGGTAATTACGTGCCTACCAGCGCAACCACCTCGGCCGACCTGCCAACCAATGCCGGCGAGTCGACGGCCTATAGCGAGACAACCCGGCCAGCCTGGACGAAAGCCTACGACGGCGTGAGTCTGATCACCAGCTCGGCCAACCGGGCATCCTTCACGTTCACGGCTGACACCACGCTCTACGGCGGCTTCCTCGCGTCGAACTCTGCGAAAGCGGCCGCCTCCGGGGTTCTGCTGTCTATCGCGCGTTTCGCCACTCCCTACACCGTTCCGTCTGGATCGGTATTCAAGCTTGGCGTAGCCATCAGCCTGGCGGCGTGACGCTGGAGTAGCCGTATGACGAACAAGCTGGTCAAGCAGTCAACGGCTGCCGCGGGCTGGACTGCTGGCGCGGAGAGCGTCACGACACTTTCCGGGGACTTCCAGGCCCAGTTTACCCTTGTGGCTGGCAGTACCGGGCTGCTTGTAGGCCTGGCGCCAGTCGGCACAGCCCCTGCGTATGCCGCGGTGGAGCATGGGGTGCTCGCCCAGGCCGGTCAGTACATCCAGATAGTCGAGTCAGGCGTAGTGGTGGCCACGTCCACCGAGCTGTTCGATGCGGATAGCGTTGCAGTCGTACAGCGTGTGGGCGCGGCCGTCGGCTACACCATCGGCGACTGGGTCTACAGCAGTACAGCTTCGTCGAGTGGTTCCAAGGAACTGCTCGCGGTCCTGTATGCCCCCGGCGACGCGGTCGACGCACCCTCCCTCGCAGCCTACACGCCCGATATCAGCACGGTTCAGATCTCCAGTAGGGTCGTGCCTTCTGACAGCTACCTGACCGACCCTATCGTCTACGGCATGCTCACTGACGTGCTGACCGTGGCAGCTACCACCGATGGCAGCATAGAGATCGCAGGTGCCTACACCGACTACCTGGTCGCGCTGGATAGTTACGGCACTGCGGCAGAGTTTCAGGCGCTGCTGACCAGCGCTTTATCGCTCCGAGACTCTGCCGGCATTTCTGCTCAGGGACTGCTGCAGTACGCCACCAATATGGCCAATGGGGCTGTAGGGCGATACCAGGGCTTCGACTTCAGCGGCTTCTGCAGGATCGGCATGCACACCTACGGCTACCGAAGCGACGGCCTATATCTGCTGCGCCTGGGTGACGACAACGGGGCGCCAATCTCCGCCATGGTCGAGATGGCTGCTGAGGCCTTGGCCGCGACCATGCAGTCGCGGCTGGAAATGTTGTATTTCGGCCTGGATACCGACGGCGAAGTGCTGGTGCGGATGGTAGCTGACGATGACCGTGAGCAGTTTTACCGGGCGCAGCCTGTACAGCCAGCAGTGTGGCGCACCAAACCGGCGCTCGGCGTGAACTCGCGTTACTGGCGGATGCGCCTTGAAATCGCAGATGCGACGGCGGCGCAGCTCGAAAATGTCGAGTGGCTGGCTATCCCTACCGGCCGCAGAGCAAACAGATAAGGAGTCATCATGGCCTCGGACTACTCAAGCACAACAGACCAGCTATTCCAGAACGCCAGCCTGGCGATGAGTAACGCCACTTCGTCGCTGGCTAGCATGGGTACCGCGGTCAAGCCTACCCTGCTAAACCCGACTTTTAGCTACAGCGTTGCGGCAAAGAACTTTGGTAATGCGCCGGTGTTCAGCGACCTATTTGACGGTGCCGATAGCACCGACACTGATATCGCCGCACTTAACGACCAAGTCGACGAGTGGCTCGCCAAGCGATTCCCTGCCATCAACTCTGGATTCGCAAACGTGCCAGAGGACTATTTGGTCAACGTGATCGCTGGAACCAAACCCTTCGGTATCGACAAGACGGTATTTGACCTGATCTGGTCGCAGAATAGAGATAGGGCATACCAAACCGCTCGTAGCGAGCGCGCTTCTCTGGAGGCCAATTTCTCAAGTCGCGGCTTTAGCCTGCCGCCTGGAGCGCTAGTTGACCAGTTGGCCGCGTCAGAGCGAAAAGCTACTGACGCCATACTGGACGGGCTCCGTGAGCAGGCCATCAAAGAAGCGGATATCAAGGTGCAAATTCTGCAGCAAGCCGTGGAGATCGCTGCACAACTCAAGCAGGGAATACTGAGCCTCAGCGCGGAGTACTTCAAGGCGTTCTACAGCGTCTATACCCTCAGTAATGAAACTGCACGAATCAAGGCTGAGGCCTACCAGGCCTACTACCAGGCTCTGGCGACGTTCTACAACGTCGAAGTGAACTGGGAGAGCCTCCGATTGCAGGCGGCGAAGGAGGGTGCGGAAGTTGGTGTGGATACGGACCGAAATAGGATAGGGCTGTACTCAGCGCAGGGTCAGGTCAATGAAGCGTATGCCGAAGCGGTGAAGGGCTTCACCTCACTCGCTGGGCAGGCCAACACCGCCGCCGGCTCGCTCACCGTTCAAATCGAGTCGGTTACCAGCTGATGGCCAAGGACGACGAGGATGAGTTCCGCCCGGCGGTGGTGCCGGTGGCGCTCAAGCCCACCAGTCGGCTGGGCATGCAGGTATCTGGCACGGCCAAGAAGTTGGGTGATCGCGTGATGGTTGCAGGCAGTCAGGTGGGGCACGACGTGCGCAACGGGTTTGTGATGCGCGCGGTGCGCTCCCCGCTGATTACCAACGTGTTCATCTTCGACCCGCCAGCAAGGCTGCTGTTCGCTGGCTGGTGCGCCTACTCGACGACCTCGGCGCCCTACACCATCAACAACGGGGCGCCCCAGGTCGGCAACCGCGATGACTTCACACCGCCTGGCTACAAGGGCGACGGCCGCGCCATCGTCGGCGAGACCTGGGCGCAGCTCGGCGCACCAGGGAATCCCCCCGCTACCGACCAGAGCGAGCCTAACCTCTACTACGTCCATATGCAGCCGGTGGTAATCGGCAAGAATCTCATGCTGGGCTTGATGCGGTACCCCACGGTCTATGGCACCCCATACCTCAACGATACGCCTATGAACCACTTCGGCAACGCCAACACGGTGCGGGTCGGGTGCGCTTACCGTTACCCGCCCGTGTCCTACTCACCTACCGAAGGCCCAACGGGAAACCAGTACATGGGGCTGAACTCGTTCTGGGTCAACGAAGGGGATCTACCCAGCGGGTGGCGCTTCCTACCCCGCCGTCTTGCCGACACTACCGATACCCGCGGTGTTTTTCAGCCCGCCGCCGACTGGGCGTGTTGGACGCCTGGTGCCAATGTCATCCCGGCCACTGGTGTCGGTACGGATACAGTCGACGAGTTCCTGATGGTGGTTCAGTGCGTCAACCAGATACAGGACACCTGGGTGTCCGATGGAAACGTTCTGTTCGACCAGCAGGGGCAGCATGCCCTGGCCCTCATGTACGGCACGCTAGACAGGAAATCGCTCAGCACCGAAGCGCCGCAGCAGCTGTTCGCCGACATAAAGGAAATCAAGCTGGTGCTGGCGACCGATATCCCCACGGCGGCGTTGCACCCTACGCCTGCGTTGGTATTCGCGGACCAGGTGTGGTCGTACTACGGCAGCGCGGAAGACTCGACTCTGAACCCAGCCCCTGAGCGACCGAACGTTGCGTACTTCATGCAACCGCAGGTACAGCGGTGCACGGACGGTTTCATTACATTCTGCACTTACTGGGCGCCGTACTGGGCGTCTAACCCCAGCACTGGGTATATCTCCGGCGAGGGGTACAATACGCCGACGATCAACAAGGGCACCACTTTGTACTCAGTGGTCATAGTACTGCCCGACGGATCACCCGTAACCCTCAAGGGAGATATATGGACCCTCGGTGTGGGCACGTTTTCCTACCCTGAGTACCAGATACCGCTGCCCGATATCGCGGATATGGACGACGAATACTCGGTGGTGCCGTGGATTGTCGGGACCGAAACGATAGCTCGAACCACCGAGACCGGCGACGTTACGCGCACGGCGTATGCACTGGTGTGGGAGGAACACCGCAGCCGGATCAACGCGACTATCATGCCGGCAGTCAGCCCCACTGGGACGGGGACTATCCAGGCCTCGTACAGCATGGGCGGCGACTGGGTACTGTACTCGATTGAGAGCGGCGTGCAGCCGCTAAGGACCATCCTGACGACCTCGGCCAATGTCGCGCCAGTCTTCTCGATGCAGATGGTAGACGACCGCTGGATGCCTGGCAGCGCTATGCAGGTGACCGTGAACCTGCGCCCCGTCCTGTTCGGATCGCACCTGCACATCAGCTACTCATCGTGCTATCAGATGGCTCCGAACCTGTTGGTAACGGCTGGGCTCGACGCGACCATAGCCACGGAAGTCGGCGTGTGGGTCGAAAGCGGGGATACAGCCGGCGTGCTGACCTCAATCGAGCACAGCATCTACTGTGTGGTGATGGACGTCGAGACGGGCGAAGTGACCAAGCGGGGCGTCATTACCACCCGCACCAAGACAAATTTCCACTTCCACATTACCGTGGCCCAGCCCGAGGTGCCGGCGACTGACACGACAGAGGCCGTGCCGGCGACGCTACTGGCCACACAGTTCGATATTGCGCACCTGAACAACGGCATTGAGAACACGGTGGCCGGCAAGACCCAAACCTACCTGTCCGTGGACGGGGGCTACACCTGGTCCGTCTACGTCACCGACATGGCCGCGCCCAACGGGGCGTTCCTCCTGGGTAACCAGCTCTGGGGCAATGATGTAACCAGCCGATACGACGAGGATCTGGCATGACCAAAAAGAACTACCTTTGCGCGATGGCCAGCGGCAGCAACATGCAGAAGCTGGTGGTCATCGACGTGCAGGCCCAGCGTGTGGCCGCCAGTGTGCAGCTGGCCGACACTGGGTTCAACGACGCGGTACAGGCCCTGGCCGCTGAAATGCTCGCCCTGTACCCGACGCCGACGCAGCTCGAGGCCCCGACGTATCAGCAGATCGGCGTGACCGCGGACTACTTCCCGATCTACATGAGCTGTCTGCTGCTGACCGCCAGTGGCGCTACGCAGTCGACCATGGGGATCACGATGTATGCGGTAACCACCGACGGGTTCACCACCTACCTGACGTACACCAAGACATTCACAACGCCCACAGAAATCGCGAACCAGGCCATGTTCCTGGGCGCGGACGGGAAGACTGGCTACGTGTCGTTCCCGAGCGATGACGGCACGACCCACCGCATCCTGGCTGTTAGCGTGGACGGCACAACCACCGAGCAGACCAGCCCGTTGTCGTCGCTGCCATCCGTGGCGGCCGGCATGCTGAGCGACGGGACGAACACATACCTGGCGTTCGGCAAGTCCAACGCCGGCAGCACCGGCGCCGAGCTGTGGACGCTCACAGGCAACGCCTGGGCGCGGACGCAGTACAGCTTGGACCAGTGGGCGGACGCCACGATCTACCCCCAGTCCGTGCCGCTGGCCTTGGCTGCGGCCGCTGGGATCACGCCGACGTGGTTTGACGGTCGGGTGTCTCCGGCGGTGGTGGGCAACAGCACGGGCAGCCTAGTGCCCCAGGCATACGACGCAAACGGTGCTTACAAGCTGACGGACGCCAATGTCAAGGACGCCAACACAGGCGCCATCCTGTTCAGCATCAACAACCTGCTGGTGTCGGCCGGGGTGGAATCCCCGACCGTTGAAGCCATGTACCAGAACTTCGCTTACCTCGACGAAATCCTGATACCGTTCTGGCAGAACCTCGTCGAGTGCGAAGAGGTGACCGCGTAACCCCGCCATTGCTCAGGGAATCTAGTCACATAGCCTGAGGGCCACAGTGACAGCGGGAGCTTCCCCAAATGGCAAATGGCGATATCGACGGCGACTTGCCGGCCACCTACAAATCCCGGCAGACTTCGTTTGATCAAACGAATTTGCCTGCCCAGTACCAGACAGCAGGGCCGGTGGCACGTGCAAGCCAACAGCTCGCCGGGCAGCAGCCTTCGCTTACCCAGGTGGGGGGCGGGGCTCAGCCCGCGACTAGTCTCGCTCAGCCTGCAGCGCCAGTGACGCCAGCCCCTGCATCACTCACCCAGGTAGGGGCATCGTCTCAGCAGGCGGTGCCCACTAATACCTCTCAACCGAACATCGCACAGACGGCCGCGCCATCGTTCCCGGGTGCCACTCAGCAGGCCGGCCAGGTGCCGTCTTTGTTCGACGCTGGAGCAAATGCCGTTTCGCTGGCGCAACCTATGACGAGCTTTGCGCCATCAACGCCAGCCAACGGTACCAGTGCTACCCAGGCACCCCCGGCTTCCCCGGCCCCGGCTAGCGCTCAGTCCAACCAGCCGCAAACCGCGGCCCCGAGCCTCAATGGCTTTCAGCCGACGGGGATCGGTGCGGATCGTCTTGGCGGTCAGATTGTGGGCCGGTTGGGTGACGACGGCGTGCCACAGTTCACCAACAACCCCAGCGCCCAGCAGCAGGCCGCCGGACAGCCGACATTGAACGGATTCGGCTCGGGTGGCAACTTCAGCGTCGGTGCGCCAGGTGATGCTGCCCGGGCCATGGCCGGCTACCAACAGCTCCATGATATGCGTCAGCAGTGGGCCAATGATGATCGGCTCAAGGTCGCGCTGGCCGAAAACGCACGCAACAACAGCCTCAACGTGGTCCACGACAGCAGCCGGCCGCTTTCCACCCAGGACAAGCAGATGGATGCCTCCTTGGAGCAAATGCGGGGGAACAGTCTGCAGAACGTGCAGATGGCCCAGAACGTCTACGACGATTCTGTACAGCGCCAGGGCGCGCAACAGCAACAACGGCAGGCCGCGCGCCTTGAAAGCCTCCAAGCAGCGGCGTTCGCTCCCGGCGCTTCAGCCGCTGACCGGGCCGCATATCAGCAGGCTGTGGACCCAACCGGCGAAAAAGCCCTAGCACGCCAGCTCACCCAGGCGAAAATTGAGCAAGCGAGCGCCGAGGCGAGCAAAACGCGGGCAGATGCTAGCGGTACCTCGCCGGCAGCGCAGCTTACACAGTTGAAGCTTGAGACCGCCAAACAGCAGCAAGCACAGATCCAGCAGGATCGGCAGAAAGCTCAAGCAGGCCAGGTAGCCACAATTGATCAGGCGCTGGGCTCCGTGGATTCCCTGCTGGGTACGAAGGTTGATCCTAATAATCCTAAAGGCCCTCGCACTGACGAGGATCCCGGGCTTTCAAAGGCGGTTGGGTATGCATCGGCGTTTCCAACCTTACCGGGCACGGACGCGGCCAACTTTGAGGCTCGTCTAGACACGCTAAAAGCGCAGACCTTCCTCCCCCAAGTTGCACTCCTTAAGGGGCAAGGGGCGCTCTCCGATGCTGAAGGCAAGAAGCTTTCCGACTCTGTTGGCGCCTTGTCACCGAAGATGAGCCAGGATGCATTCAGGAAGTCTCTTGGCGAGATTCGTGATGCTTTTTCCCAGGCGAGAGCTCGTGCAGCCGCGAATGGTGCTGCGCCATCGCAAGGCGCCGCCCAAGTCAATTCTGGCCCGGCGCAGGTCTCGTCGGAAGCTGCCTATGCAACGCTCCCATCGGGCGCGGAATACCTTGATCCTCAGGGCAACCACCGGAGAAAATCATAATGGCATCCTGGGATAACGATCCGATCATCAACTCCGCACCTATATCTCCTGCGCAGGATCAGAACCAAGCAACCGGACCACAGCCGCCTGCGACCTCTGCGCAGTCTATTGGTAGCACTGCTGCGCAGCCGATTAATTTCGCGCCAAAGGCCTCGGTGCACCCCCCTCCGGGAGCCAATCCTTGGGATAGCGACCCAATTATCACGCCAGCACCGATCGCCAAGCAGCCATCGGATGGGGTGCAGGCCGCGGCCCCGAGTCAACCTGCTGCGGCAATGGAATCGCCAGGCCTTCTGAGTCGCATAGGTAACTTCTTTACCGGCGCGGATGGACAGACGCGTGCTACCAACGAGCTTCCAGAACTTCAGAACTCTGGGATTCTTGCAGGGGCAGGGGTTTCTCCAGAGAAAGCAGCACAGATCAGCGCCACGCTGCTGACTACCTACGATCCAGCGGAGGCCGCCAAAATTTTGCAAGCGGCCTCGCCTGATATCGGGGTTGAGACGGATGAAAAGGGCAACTACATCGTAGCGAACAACAAAACCGGTGCTCGGGCTGTGGTGAACAAGCCCGGCGCCTCCGGCATGGACGCTTTGCAGGCTGCTGGCACCGCTGCGCTATTCACTCCCGCCGGCCGGGCTGCCGGCCTGGTTGGGGGCGGCTTACTCAAAGGCGCTGCCGCAGCAGCCGGCGCTTCCGCAGCGACTGAAGCTGGCGCACAGCTGGCTCAGGCGGCCGCAGGTGGCGACTTCGACCCAGCGGATGTTGCTTTGGCCGGTGTCGCCGGTGCTGGAGGCGAAGCAGTCTCCCGCGGGATCGGCGCGGTCGGGGATGCTGCACGCAGCGCAATAGCCGGGCGTCAGGCCCAGGCAGCTCAGCTTCGTACGGACTTCGATGCAGCAGTTGCTGGTGGCGAGGCTCCGGATGCCGCTGCGCAGCGTCTTCTGTCGCAATACCCAGGTGCTCAGCCGCTTCCGGTCAGCACGGCAGATACTGCGGCAACTGCGGTCGTAGACGCGTCCCAGGCGGGCAAGCGGCAGCAGATTCCGACGATAGACCGCCTTGCAACTGAAGCATCGCCGGACCCTACTATTCTGGCCGCGGCTAAGCGCCTGGGTATCGATGATCAGCTCATACCCTCGCAGTATTCCTCCAGTCAGCCTTACAGGGAAATTGAGCAGGGCCTCGCCTCAATACCAGGAAGCCAGCTGAACGCTCAGCAGAAGCAGGCCTATTCGTCCTTGGCACAGAGGGCGGATGATCTGATCACGCAACACGGCGGAACGGCTGACAAAGCGGCACTTTCTGATGCCTATCGTACTCAGGGGTTGAAAGCCGTCGATGACCTGGAGAAGCAATCCAACGCTCTCTATGACCAGGTCACTTCCGCAATCTCTCCAACGACGGGCGCTTCACCCGCGAACACGCTCCAATACCTCAACCAAAAGCTCTCCGATCTCGGAGACCGCAATCTGCTGAGCTCAGCAGAACGCAGAACGCTCGGAGCCCTTAGCCGTACCGATGACGCTGGAAACCCAGTACTGCCTACTTACGCGGCGCTCGACCAGATCCGCAAGGAGGTTGGTGCGGGCCTGAGGGGCGCAGGACGATTCAAGGACACTGAATCGGGAGCCCTGAAGCAACTGTATTCAACGCTGAGCGAGGACCAGCAGGGAGTCGCTGATGCGGCGGGTGTAGGCCAGCTTTATTCGTCGGCCAAAGCGCTTGTGGCACAGCGCAAGCAGGTTGAAAGTAACCTCCAGGACGTGCTCGGCAAAGATCTAACCGGCGCGCTGACCTCCAGCTTCGGCAACGCCGTGAAGCAGCTCGGAGGGGGGAACTTCAAGCGCTTTGACGAGATCCTTCAGCGAATCCCCGATAGCATGCGTCAGCAGGCCATCATGACTTCGCTCAACGATGCCTTTACCGCTGGTAGCCGAGCTGAGAAGCAGCTAAGTGCGCCGGGTTTTGTTGACTGGTACGCTAGCCTGGGACGTAATCAAGCTGCGAAAGACCGATTGCTCAAATATCTTCCATCTGATGCAGCGAGCCGGCTGGACGATATTTACACCGTTGCAAAGGGTATGCGTGACGCCTCGAAGGAGCGTATCACCACTGGGCGGATCAGCGCCCTCCTTGATAACTTCGCCAACGATAGCGGGATGCTTGGCAAGCTGTGGGACGTTGGCAAGAAAGCAGCTGCGGCGGAAGGGGTGACGAGTAGCCTGGGTATTCCAGGTACGGGTACGGTCGGTGTACTGGTATCGACCTTGAACAAGCAGAAGACGCCAATCGCAGAGGCAGCCGGCAATTTGCTGTCCAGCCAGCGCTTCCGGGATGCCTTGAACACCTATGCTCGCTCAGGCGGCAACGCCAATGCGGCAGTCTCGGCGCAGGAGAAGCGTCTAATGCGAACCTTCGCCTACAAGAGGTGGGCTGCCGCGCTGGGGGATACAGCAAAGGCTCGCGTTGCCACCGTAGGCCCGCTCAACTATCTCACCGAAAAGTCGGCGAGCGATTGAATTGTGTTCTCGTTATACTGGGATCCACTGGCCAGGATCCCGGAGGGCGGCATGCAGCACGTGAAAATCAGATTCGCCCGCAAAACGGGGTTTCGCCGCCTGTGGGTGGTGGCTTCAGCCCTCTGGGTGATCATTGCAGGGTTTCTTTTGACGCGGTTTTCCGATGTCAGCGCCCTTGCTGTGGCTGGTGTCATAGTCATCCCTCCTGTAGCCACCTACGCCCTGGCCGCCGCCCTCGTCTGGGTGATCGAGGGCTTTGCTCGGGCCGACCGGTAACCTGCCACAAGGAGGTGGTGATGCTCCCAAGAGTTGTTCTCGCGCTGGCAGTCGCTGGCGCGCCCTCGGCCTTCGCGGCCACATTCAAGTGCGTATCTCCCGAAGGTAGAGTCACCTTTGCTTCGGTGCCATGTCCGCCTGGCGAGGGCGAGACGACCTATGTGCCGCCCGCCCAAGGTAATGACCCTGCGATGGCTGAAATTGTGCGTCGACGAAATGTGCTGACGACCCAGTCCGCCCAGTATCGGACCTATTCCCGCGGACAAAGCATTTCGGTGGTGGCGGACCATACCAAGGGATCTATTGAAGACCAGAAGCGCCAGGCTGCCAGAGAGGCGCGCCAAGGGAGAATTGCTGCAGGTCTGGAGGCTCCCCGGCCAAAGCCCGTGTATACGCGCTGCTTCGGCAATGAGCTGGTAACCACTTGCACGGATTCGGCTGGCGGTGTGTCGAACACAACCCACATGGGTAGCGTATCTGCAGGCACCTACTATCCAGGTAATCCCTAGACCAGGTATGAAAACCCGGTCCAGGGCGGCTATTGCCCGCTCAATCCAGTCACATACGCTCACCGGAAATCGCAGGAGATTTCCATGGGCGCGCCCGTTATCGACATCACCATCACCAAGGGCAAGACCTTTGAGTTCGTGTATCGCTACGCCGATGAGGCATTGGTGTATAAGGCGGTTTCGGCGATGCCCAGTGCTACGCCGGTGCGCCTCACTGTGGTGGGGCACGGCATTCCTGATGGCTGGCCTGTGCGTATCGAGGGCGTCAAACAGCCTTGCGAGTTGAACTCCGACCCGGACGACTGCGCAGGATTACAGATCGCCACGGTGATCGACTCCGACACCATTGAGCTCAATCGCGTCAGTGCTGATGGTTGGCGAGCGTACACCTCTGGCGGATTCGTCGTTTTCAATGCCCCGTACGACCTGACTGGCCACTCGGCCCGCATGCAGGTGCGCGACCGGATCGGTGGCACTTTGCTGCTGACCCTGGATTCCGATAGCGCCGCAGACCGTGACGGCACTATCTCCCTGGACGCCGATCTGGCATCCATCGTCACGAAGCTCGAGCCGGCCGTTACCGCAGGCATCGACTGGAAGACCGGTGTTTATGACTTGGAGCTGAAGACCGCGGCCGGCGATGTCTACCCGATCACCGCCATCAGTGCCGTGCGCGTCACCCCCGAGGTGACCCGGTGAGCACCGCGTTTGTAATCCGAGGAGCAGGGCAGGGCCAGTGCCGCCAGGGCGGCCCCTTCACCATCATGGCTGGTCAGCGCGGTGCACAAGGCCTACCTGGCGGTGATAGCCCCGCAGTTGTCCGCAAGGCTGGCGCGGAGACCAGCGCTCTTCGATTGGTGTACGAGAGCCAAACGCTCGTGTATCCCGCCGACCCCGCTGCCGAGACCATATTCCAGGTCATCGGTGTTTCGCTTACCGGTGGAGTGCTGGGCGCGGACCTGAACATCCAAACCGAGGGCTTCATCGACGACTCCAGTTGGTCGTGGGTTGAGGGCCTAGTTTTCGCCGGCACCAACGGCACGCTCACCCAAACACCTCCCTCCTCAGGCTACGAGCTTGTGATTGGGACAGCTTCAAGCCCCACCCGCCTCAACATCCACCTCGAAGAGCCAGTGCTTCTGGCGTAGGAGATAGACATGGTAGACAAGATTCTCCAGCGAGTAGCTGGTAAGACTCAGCAGTACACCCCGGTGACCACCTCGGCCGGCGCCGCCTCGGCTGGCAAGATCCCGGCCTTGGGCAGCGATGGCAAGCTCGACAGCTCGATGTACAACTCGGGCAGCGGCACCACCACGCAGTCCATCGTGGCCAGCGAGTCCATCGGCGCCGGGAAGTTCGTGAACAAGTACTCGAACGCTGGCGTTATCAACGTGCGCCTGGCCGACAACAGCAACGCGCGCCCGGCCCACGGGTTCGTGCTGACCGCAGTTGCCTCCGCGGCCAACGCCACCGTATACCCACTCGATGGCATCAACACGGCGCTGACCGGTCTGACCCCGGGCACCGATTACTACCTGGGCACCGCCGGCGGCGTGGTCACCGCGCTGGATGCGACTGCGGCCACCGCCGGCACCCTGGACCAGAAGCTGGGCGTAGCGTACAGCGCGACTGAGCTGGATACCGACGACTACGACTACGTGGTGCTGTAATGACTGCCCGTCTCCCGCTTGTCAGGATAGCTGGTAAAACGATGCAGTTACCGTCGGGGGACAGTGTCGTCGCAACGGATGCCACTAAACTACCGCTCGCCGGCGGGAGCATGACTGGGCCGATAAACTTTGCAACCGCCGTATCGGTGGTAGCTGGGGCCGCAGCGGCCGGCATTCTGGACCTAGCGCCGGCCGCGAGCAATTTTGTTGTGGCCACTGGGACGGGTACGGTCAACTTCCTAAACAACGCCGTGGCTACGGTCGGGGTAACTCGAACTGTGCGGTTCGACTCGGTTATGACGCTTGTTCACTCGGCGTCACGGATCGTTCTGCCAGGTGCGGCGAACGTTGTCACGGCGGCCGGGGACCAGGCGGTATTCCACTACCTTGGGCCAAGTCCAGACGCCTGGGAATGTATCTCGTACCAGCGCGCAGATGGCACCGCCCTCGTTGCCAGCGCAGCAGTGGATAACACCAAGCTGCCGTTGGATGGCTCCGGCCAGATGACTGGCCCGCTCAAGCTGAAAGCCCAGGTAACGTTGACTGCTGACGCAACTGTTGACCTCGGGGCGGCAACGGCCAACAGTGTCTACCTGAGCGGGTCTGCGACAGTTACCAGCTTCGGAACGTCCGCCGCAGCTGGTACGCGGTACCTTGTTCAGTTTGCTGCCGGGATCGTACTCACTGCCAGCAGCACAATGGTTCTGCCTGGATCTGCGAACATCACCACTCAGTCGGGTGATATTGGGGAGTTCGAATACGCGGGTAGCGGTGCTTGGCGTTGCCAGTATTACACCCGCAAGGACGGCACACCTCTGGTCGGGGCCGCCGACAGCACCAAGCTCCCGCTCGCCGGTGGCACGATGACGGGAGCGATCAACTTCGCCCCATACGTCCAGCAGCCCGCGGCCGACGGTTTCGATATTGGCGCGGTGAACTCGAACATCGTCCGCCTCAGTGGTACGGCCACGATCAACAACTGGGCCAGCAGCACATCAGGTATCAGCCGCCGAGTGTGGTTCGGCGACGTGTGCACCCTGGTCAACGGCGTGAACATGAAGCTGTTGGGAGGGGCGAACATCACCACCGCCAACGGCGACTATGCGGACTTCTACTGCCTGGGCGGCACCACTTGGTGGATGACCAGCTACATGAAGGCCGACGGCACGCCGCTGGTAGGTGGATCCGACAGCACCAAGCTCCCACTCGCGGGTGGCAAGATGACCGGCGCGCTGAACGAGGCCGCGTTCGGCTCCTACAACGCCGGCTCCAACGCATCCGCCGATATCAGCCAAGTGGCGGCGAACTCGATCCTGCTCAACGGCACCGGCAACATCACCGACTTCGGCACCCTAGCCTCGGGCGCAGTCCGGCGTATCTACTTCCAGCAGGCCTGCACCCTGGTCCACAACAGCAACCTTCTGCTTCCGGGCCAAGCAAATATCTCAGTGGCGAATGGCGACTGGGCCGAAGTCATATCCATGGGCGGCGGCGTGTGGGTATGCTCGAGCTTCACCCGGTACAGCGGGATGCCTGTTGTTTCGTCCTTGGATAGCACCAAGCTACCCTTGGCCGGTGGCAACATGACCGGCGCGATAAACCTTGCTCCTTTCGAGGTCGTAACAGCAACCTCATACGCTGTATCACTGGCAGACACCACCGCGAACACGTTGCAGTTCAGCAGCTCGGTAGCGATCCAGCAGTTTACTGGGCTGCAATCAGGGTCGCGGCGCCGGCTCTACATCAGTGGCGCGTCCGTCACGTTTCAGTACAGCGGTTCTGCGCTTCGCACTCCGAACAACGTAGACTTGGTCTGCAACGACGGCGACTATGTCGACATCGAATGCAGGTCTGGAAACCTTTGGGTTGTAACCGGCGGCATGCGCTCCACCGGCGCGGCTCTGGGGGCCTCGTCCAGTTCTGACCCAACCAAGCTCCCGCTCACTGGCGGCACGATGACGGGAGCCTTGAACCTGGCCACCCAGGTCTCGATAGCCTCGGCGGCCACCGTGGCCATAGGTGCGGCAGCGGCGAACACGGTCAATATCACCGGCACGACTGCGATCACCGCCTTTGACACCATAGCGGCGGGTGCCCGCCGGGTCGTGGTGTTCGGCGGTGCCCTGACCCTGACCCACGACGCCACCAAGCTGATCCTCCCCTATGCCGCGAACATCACCACCGTGGCCGGCGACAGTGCCGAGTTCGAAAGCCTGGGCAGCGGCAACTGGAAGTGCTTGTGGTACACCCGGTCTACGACGGCGGCAGTCAAGGCTGCCCTCAACCTCGACCAGGTGAATAACACCGCGGACACGGTCAAGCCAGTGTCGACTCCCCAGCAGGCAGCCCTGGACCTCAAGGCACCCCTGGCATCGCCGGCGCTAACGGGAACACCGACGGCCCCTACTCCAGCGGCGGGAACCAACACCACGCAGCTGCAGACGACTGCTGGCGCACTCACGCAGATGCAGACTTTCGGCCTGGGGATCAGTGCGCTGCCGATCTCTGTCAGCGACCTGAACACCACGATGGTCAGCCAGATGCTACGCGGTGGCGGCTCGCTGGCGAACAAGCCGGCCAACACCTCCGCGGTCGTAGGGGTCCATCTGCCGTACAGCGCAACGTACAACGGTCAGATAATGATCGGGCTTACGGGCACCGACGCGGGCAAGCTGTTTTACCGGACGCTGCTCGGTGGGACCCAGGGCGCCTGGAACACCGTGGCGCCCGTCGACTCCCCCAGCTTCACCACCTCGCTAGCCAGCGCCGGGCCGATCAAGTGCGGTCAGTACACCCTGTCGACACTGCCGTCCGCCTCGGCCTACAGCGGCTACGAGATCGATGTGACCGACGCCACCGGCGGGGCCAAGCGCTGCCGCTCGAACGGCACCAGCTGGTTAATCCTCAACACCACCACAGTAGTGAGCTGACCCCATGGCCCTTGCCCAAACGACCCGCGACTACGAAATCCTGATCCGCCTCAACGCCGATGGTACCTACGGCGCCCAGCTGCAGACGATCACCGAGATCACCAACGACGGCGCAGTAATAGCCGCCACGGTCAACGCCCCGATCTCCCTGGGCACCGCCGCCGAGACCGAGGGGACCCTGTTGACCACTGTGTTGGGCGATACAGTCACCAATGCGCTCACCTCCAATGAATCGCTGCAAGCGCAGGTGGCAACTTTGACGGACGAGGTGTCTACCCTGACCGAGCAGGCCTCTACGCTTACTGCTCAGGTGTCGAGCCTTACAGACGAGAAGACCAGCCTGAGCGCTCAGGTCGCCGAGTTGCAGGCCCAGCTCGCCACGGCGAATACGACACCAGCGACCTGAGCCGGATTAGAGATAGAGATAGTCGCTGGGGATTGCGGAGTTGGTAGGACGCTCTAGAATGCGCCCTTTGGATGAGTTGGCGCTCCATGGACAGGCGAATGCTGGGTTACTCGATCCTGATGACTGTCACTTGGGTAAGTGTTGTGCTGGGCATCATCTGGATCTTCTATTAGATAATGGGTTCTATAAGCTGCGGGCCGTGATTGCGCACGTTGCCCACGGCGCGGTCCACGGGGTACCACTCGAAGTCCGCAACGGGGCGCCCCTTGGTCTGGGCGATCTCAGTTGCGGCCTCGGCATCGAGACCCTGTTCCAGCCAATCCCGCGCTGCTTCTGGCGCAAGCACGACCGGGCGCCGGTCGTGGATGTCTACCATCCCCTCGTCACTGGCATCGGTGATGATCACAAAGCCATCGCCTTCGTGCGGCTCCAGGCCCGGGGTGACCCGGGCCAGGCCGGCGAAGAACATCGGCGCCTCTCCTTTCAGCCTGATGAAGTAGGGCTGCTTCTTCTTCGGATCATCTGGATCCTTCACCCATTCATACCACCCATTTGCAGGAACCAGCACTCGGCCGCCGGGCCAGAGCTGCTTGAAGAACCGACCGGTAGCGACCGTTTCAACTCGAGCGTTAATAGGGTCAGGCCGTTTCCCCTTCGCCCAGAACGGCGCCCAGCCCCAACGCACCGCATCAATATGCAGCCCATCCTGCTCGCCGCGTAAAATGTGGACGCGTGTGGATGGCGCCACGTTGTAGCGATCAATTGGCTCCCGGTCGAAGTAGCTGATCGTGCTTTGTAGGAATGCTAGCTCGTCCAGGTACTGCTCCATCCGCGCATGCTGCGAGAATCGTCCGCACATCGGCAAAACCTCCCGTTTGAGATTTGAGGATAGCATCGGGCGGATTTATGGTTTTAGAATACTGTCTGTATATACAGTATTGGTTGGCTTCGATGATCCCCTACAAAGACCCTTTTGCCGACGGCTCTCCGACACTGCTGGAGACCTACAAGCACCAGTGCGTGCTGCTCGAGACTGAGCTGAACGAAGCCTACCGCGACATTCAGGGCGCGCGAAACCGGATTGCCCGCCTGGTGCAGATCACCGAAGAGCTCACCCGCCAGCGAGACGCTTTGCGCGCCGACCTGGCCCGGTTGCAGGGTGGCCGCTGATGCACTTCCTGGTGGTTCGCCGGCGGCACCTGGGCGTGGCGTTGGACGCCGATGAGCTGCGCAAGGCCCAGCCTGTACGCGGCGGGATCGCGGTGGAGGAGGAGCGAGTTGAATGCCTGAAGCGGGTTTCCAGGGTCGCCAAAATTCGAGGGGCGTGGCCAATGGAGCCGCCGCTCTTGCCGCTGTTGCTGGACGTGAACTTGGCCAGCATGGTTCCCAACGGACTGATCCTGAGCGGCATCGAGGAGGTGGATGGCGTGATGTATGCGCAATCGTGGTGGTGCAGGCTTATATAAAATCTCTGGGCTTCGTGCGTCGAGTGGTGTAAACAGGACGGCGAATCCATAAGGACGTAGTGGAGAGGCTGCTGATGGATAACCGCTTCCCTCGCGAGAAGCTGGTGGTCGTAATCGAGGATGATGCGGCGATTCGAATGCTGGTGGAAGAGATCATGACTGACTTCTTCAGCCGCTGCGTTGCCTTCACCACCGCCGACGATGGCCTTCAATACCTGGCAAGTGTTCAGGGTGCCTGCGATCTTGTCATAGCGGACTACGGTGTTCCCGGAGTCTTGACTGGCGCGGATCTACTGAAGGCAGTGAAGCAGCGATGGCCTGAGGTCCCTTCAATCCTTACTTCTGGCTATTCACGGGATGCCATTGAGATACCACCGCATGTGTTTTTTCTCCAAAAACCGTGGTCAATGGACGCACTTTCGCAGGCAGTGCGGCAGGTAATGATTGAGCCGCAGTAGCGTTTCCCGTTGGGCCGCGGGCGCGTGGTTATCCTTCCACTCCAAATATCGAATGAAGAATATCGTGTAGGTCACGCCATGGGAGCTGGGGCTCATCCGTTTTGGCCGGGCAATCAGCCGCGTGGACAAAAGGCTTTGCCCGGTACCGCTTGTCCTGAGCCCGTCCACACCGGGAGCACTGGACGCTATCTCCTATCAGCCTCCATGACTCGTTCCATCTCCTGAGCTTGATCGGCCTGTCTGGCATGATGTCCGTCTCCGTAGTGGCATTAAGGAATCATGCCCGGCGGATTCGGCGTTTCATAGAGGGTGGACATGCTATTCCACAACTATTTTCTCAGCAGGACGCCTCCTTCCCCAGCTCCTCGAGGCAGTGGCCTATAAGCTCCGTAGACTCGTCCAACGCAGAAAGTGCATCGCGAGCATTCGTCGCCGCCTGGGCACCGCCGTTCTGCTCGGCCCACAGGGCTAGTTCCTCAATGGCCGCGCCGACCGCGAGGTGCGACTTGACCTGGGCGACCATCAACCGTTGAAGCATCTGTACTGCTGTCATGGAAATCCCTCCGTTGAAAATCGGAGGGTAGCAGTGCTGCTGGATAAAGAAGGGGATTTCGTTCGGCAGGACGCCGGAGAGGGGGCAAAGGATGGAAATGCGGTGAAATATCCTTTCCGCAATCGTATTTAGCTCCCTTGATTTTGTTGGGCCAAATGGCATGTTTCAGAACGGTTTTGCGGAAACAGATTATCCTTCAAGCCATTGAAAAATATGGAAAAACATAAGGGACTTAAAATCCCCCGTTCGTAAGGACGTGCCGGTTCGACCCCGGCTCCGGGCACCAAACAAATCAAGGGCTTGCCAGACGTTACCGTCGGCAGGCCCTTTTTGTTTTTTCCGCTACGCGCAAGTCCCCGCCCGCGCCGTGATAAATTCTGAACCAGCGCCCTCTGTTCTGTGCCTAACGCCTGCCAGTCCCAATCATGTGGGCTGAGGAGAGTCGGCCATGTACAGAGTGACGTCAGAGCAACAAAAAGTGGCGATGCTGGCCATCATTCAGCAGCTCAAGGCCCAGGGCATCGACCTGGGCACAGTGGCCGAGGCCGCCAAGCTGGGGATACTGGGCAGCCCGGAGCTGTGTACGCACCCGGCTCAATTCCGTGTGCAGTGTGCCTCGGCGGTCGATGAACTGATTGCCGCCGCGCTGGGCGCAGGCCCTGAGGAGCATCGCGAGCGCTAGCGGCGTCAGTGGGTGCCACGGAATTGATTCACGTCATGAGGCCATGGCCATTTCCCGGCTACCCTCTTTGTAGTAAAAATAACGTTCCCCTGCCGCCTGTCGCGCGGAACCTTGCGTTTCAAGGACTGAAACCATGACCTCACCCAGAATCCTGGCCACCACGCTGTTTCTCGCTGCCGCGGTGGTAGCGCTATCCGGCCACGCCACTCCGTTGGAACGCCCTTCGACAAACGAGGGCTACCATGAGATTTCCATTTTCGACATTCCCTTCAGGGACCAGGACCGCCTGGAAGACGCCATGACCAGCGCCCATTTGCTGCGGGCCAGCGCTGGGCCGGCGGCGGGGCCTTCGGCTGAAGAACGGGCACAGATCGAGCGCAGGCTGCGTGAGCGGCGCAAGCCCAGTACTTATGTCGAAACCGTCGACAATGCCAGCATGGTGTCGCGCCTGCTGCAGGTGCAGCGTGAGCGCCCGGCGCGCAAGCTGGCGAGCGCGCAGGGCATGTACGACGCGCCACGACTGAGCCAGACGCGTCAATGCGAAGTGCAGGTGTCCTACCGAATGGGGGTGTACACCGAGAACGGGCTCAATGGCTTGCGCCGTTACCTGCATTGCCCCGACGGTGATCTGCTGTTGCAGGACATGGTGCTCAAGGGGGTGGCGGTGACGACCATCAAGGAACTGGCCAATGTCGACCTGGCCGGGCACCGCGGCATGATGTACGGCATGCGTGATGCCAGCGGCAACAGCTACACACGGCTGACCTGGGTGTCCAACAACACCCACCACCTGGCAGACAAGGCTGGCACTACCCCCCAGGTGCGCACCTGGCTGCTGGGTTACGGCAGGGAACTGGTCGCGCAGGGGCGCTGA